GGTATGGTTTTTGGTCAGATACCCCTGATATGGAAGTTAAAACATTCGATGCATACGTAGACGGAAAAAAAATCGCAACATTTACGCTACGTAAGGCCGCAGAGCTTTTCAACGCGGCACCTGAAGATGGCTGCCTGAAGCGCGCAAAATGACCTGTCACAAATGACTACTCGTAGAATCGGTTAACACACCAGATTCTACGAGGTTTCAATGACACCACGACAATTACTCGAAGACGTCAAATCCCGCTTCACACCTTTGATTGCGGATGAACCTGCCTTACTGGAATCCCTGCTAAGAAAAGCATTGGGAACCTACCAGGATAGGGCGGGGCACATCAAGCGGATACGCTTCACCGATCAGGCCAGTAAATCACTTGCTTGCCCAGCTGATTTTCTTGCGCTCGTATCGGTTACAGATCACACCGGCGATCTTGTCTACTCCGATGTTTACGATGGGAATATCGAGCTTGAAGATACCCATCGAGCGGTATACCCACTGAATGTGTCATATCTGGCTAATTTGCGTGATATGGATCTGGATAATGGGGAAGTGCCACCTGAAATCATTGGATTACTTTCTGACTATCTGGAAGTGTTAATCGCGATACCTAACACTGATCGCCTGCGAAGAATATCTATCGCGGGGAAACTCGATGCCAGCAATTTATCCGACGAGAACACGCTGTATCAGCGAAAGCTGGATCTGGAAGAGAAAATGAGCGCAACAAGGGCAATTATCCCGGGAATTGTTCTTTTCTCATCCATGTTGAAGTGAGGGAGCTGATATGGGGCTTAATGTTGCTTCAGTAAAGTCTTATGTATCTTCGGCATTAACGACGACATTATTTGGCTCCGGCGTTGGTGAGCGGGAAGTTGGTAAGCTGACGTCAATCATCATGAACAAAATGTTGTTCGCGCAAGGATGGCAGTTCTCTGTCGAAGTTGATGGACTGGAGGGGGCAGACTTCTTTGCCAAAGACATTACCTACCACGATTACAGCATCGAATATGAAACGATTAAAATCGGCGGAGGGAATATCCTTCAACCAACGGAGCGTTCGCCTGGGCAGATAACAATGATGGTCAGGGATACCGTTGATGGCCTCGTTTTGGACTGGTTTAAGACGGCAAAAAGTCGGGTGATTAATCCAGACGGTACCGGGAATATACCGTCTAAATATTTGCTCAATGTGCGTATTTATCGGTTGCTGTCTTCCGGCTTAACCAAACTGGAAAATGAGATGACTGTATTCCCTGTCACTACCGGCGATGTCACCTATGCGCGGGATCAGGTTACGGAATTTAAGTCATTCCCAATGACCTTCGCATTGCACAGCACGTTTAACCAATCCTCAAGTTCTTTGGCTTCCCTTCTGGGCTTTAGTTTTTCTCTTTGAATTAAGGAGCAAGGATGCTTTTACCCCTTTTCCCGCTACCATCGCGGCCAACTGAATTGATCCAGTTCCGTCAGCCAAATATTGCTGATGCGATGCGTTTCAACTCGATAACACCGGAGGAACAAGAACAACAGACAACGGCGTATTTAAAAGCCTTGCTGGCTGAACCCGCGAAACATGATCCCCTGACATGGACGGCGCAGGACCGGATTACCGCGTTATGGTGGATATTTACCGGCTCCCGTGAAACACCGGTCGAGACATTCACCTACACCTGTAAACATTGCGGTAAAGAGCATTATTACGATTGCGATATGAATGCTCTGGCTGAAGATATCCAGGTCCTGGAAGTGGAACCGTTCATTGACGATATTGAGGTGTCTGTAGAGGGCGTGCCTTATCAATGGCGTATCGTGCCGCTTGATGGTTGGGCAATGGAAATGCTGGAGATGCGCCGTGCAGCATTGCCACCTGAAGACGACGCGGAATTCAAAGAAGCGATCGTTGATTTGCGTTTTTGGGAATTCGCTTATCAGTGTGAACTTTATAACGATGTTAGCGGTACTCGTGAAGAGCAGGCTGAGCGTCGTTATGAAACGATCAAACGGATGGCCATTGATACTGAATTTATGAAGCTGGCGGCACACATCCGGCTGGCTCATGAAAAGCTCGAACATGGTTTACCGTGCTACATCGATAAAGGCGAAATGCGTCTTCGTCTCCCGCCGCACAAATGCCCAAACCAGGATACAAAGGAGTCCACAGAGGGTGCGTATACCCGTCTGTGGGTGCCCTTTCGGGCTACCGACTTCATTCCACAGGTGGGGATTGAAAAGCTATCAGACCTTAGTGTCCAACCTGGTTTTGTATGGGGGTATACCGATTCAGGACGCTGAAAGGCTCACTGAATCCTATGCGTTTTTCCTGTTGGAGAAACTGGAAGAAAAACTTAAACCGAAGCGGTAGGCGATAAGATCATGGAAAGAAAAAACGCCAACATTGACGATGTGATAAGGACGGTTGAAACCGCCAGCGCAAAAGAGCTGGAAGAGCTTGCAGGTATTCGGGAAGCCGTTGAAGATTTGAAAGGTGGGCGAGTTGCTACAGTTGATCCTGTCTCTCGCAGTGTGTCGGCATTAAATCGCACAATCGAAAATTCCCGGCCAGACTTTGTGGCCAATGCGCCATCAGTGGACCCTATTGTTGAGGCAATGAAACGGCTTAATTTAGGGGACGTTTCTCGTGTAGTTCAGGAGGATGTTGCTCTACAGGAACCGCAGGCCAAATCAACTACGCGAAAGGGTAAAAAACGACGCAAGAAGGCTATAACAGAAGATGTAAAGGCGCAACGGACCGAGGCAGCCGAACACGCTCGCGAAATGTTCGGTCAAAAAGGCGGTGCGCAAAAAAGCCAAAACCAACGCGATGCGCGTGGTCGTTTTATTGGAAAGTCAGGGAGTAAGGCCGCAGCGGAAGATGCCCGTGCTGAACGTGCTGAAAAGGCCAGGCGCAAAGAGGATGATGAGCGTCTAAATGCTGAATCAGGTTTATTAAAAAAACTGTCAAAAGTAGCTGAAGGCATAGGTAACCCTTCAGAGACTCGTGCCGTCGATGCGTTAGGTTATGCCGTTGCTGGTCCATTGTGGGCAGCAGGGAAGGAGCTTGGCGGGATATCAAAAGAAGTTGGTGGATCGCTTAATGGTGCCAGAAAGTCTATTGCCGATGTGATTCGTGGCAATGACGATAACAGCCGTAGAAAAGGTTTTTTTAGGCGTAAATCGCAAAATAGTGCCGATGTCGTTCAGGTTAACACCCAAAAACGGACGGTTCAGGAACTTCAGGAGCAGACCAGCGAAATTAAAGAGGGCAATGACAAGATTCTCAGCGCCCTTGATCAAATAGCCAAAAACACCGGGAAAAAGAAGGGCGGCTTGCTGTCCAAACTATTTAGCCTGTTAGGGAAGGGGGCCGGTGGCGTCGCGTCGTTGTTAATGGGACGTGGCATGCTGAAAAAAGCTGGAGCACTCGCTTTTGGCGCTCTGGGGGCAAAGAAACTTGTAGGAATGCTACGCGGTGGTGGCAAGAAAACTCTCACCCATGAAGGCGGAGATTTGGCTGCCCGGGCAGCAGGTAAACTTGGATTAAAGGTAGTTGGTAAAGGGGCGTTACGCGCAATTCCCCTAGTCGGCACAGTGGCTGGAGGTATTTATGATGCGGTAACTGGTTGGAATGATACAGAAGCGCAACGTCGAGCTTTTGGGCTTAAATCAGGACAAGATCCATCATTCCAGCAAAAAGCCGCTTATACGTTAGCCAATGTTCTTGATTTGGGTGGACTGGTATCTGGTATTAGCAGTGCTATTGGTGATGTTCTCAAATCACTTGGATTTGAGGATATCGGCAATATGTTGCAATCATTTTCGACGGAAAGTATTGCCCAGGCCATTGATAGTGGGATTACAAACTTAGAAACATATATTTCTAACCTTGGCGACACCATTTCTACCAAGTTCGATGATTACACAGCAAAGATTGGTGATGCTGTTTCAGCATGGTTTAGCGATACATCTAATAAGCTGCTTGAAAAGCTGGATGTCATCAAAGACTTCTTTACTGTCGATAACCTGAAACAGGTTTTCAGTGATGCAATTGATAGTGCAATTGATTTCATTAAGAACCCAGGGAAACACATTAAAGAGGCGGCTGGTAATATTTGGGATGGGGTTAAAAATTTACCCGGTAAAGCATTAGATGCAGCGGTTGATGCCGTTAAAAATACCCCTGCGGCAATGATTGTATCAAAAATACCCAATCCGATCGGCGAGGCTAAAGCGAAAGAAATCACTCCAGAGTTAAAAGCACCGGTTAATAGCCACCAGGAGACGTCTGATTCCAAAACTGAATCCGATGCCAAACAGAGTAATATTGCTACCCGCGTGATAAATGCGGCACTGGACACGGCGAAAGATAGCAATAAAACAGTTAAACAAACTGCCAATCAGATTATCAATGCAAATGCCGTAGAAACGGGCAATAGCGCGTTGCAGAAAATTGATAAAGCTATTGGTCAAAATAGCTCGTCATCATCGTCGCTTAATACCACTGGCACTAGGAATGACATTCAGAAAGCAGCGGATACCTACAACAATGGCAACTTGGATGTAAAAGTCGGAAGTCTTGGAGCTGAAGGTAAGGCAAATCTCGATAAGTTGGCTCCGTATTTTGCTGAACTAGAGAATAAATATGGTCTTCCAGAAGGCACTCTTTACGCGATTGCTGCAACTGAATCTGGTGGTAATCCGTATGCAAAATCCCAAACCGGTGCTCTGGGAATGTTTCAGTTCACGGGGATTGCTCGTAAAGAGACTGGCTTAGCTGAAGGTGAATCGTTTGATCCTGTGAAATCGGCAGAAGCTGCGGCTCTTCTCATGAGCAAGTATCTGAAGCAAGCCAATGGAGACTTAAACGAGGCCATCACTGCATATAACGCTGGGTTTGGCACTATCAATAAGTGGAAAAAAGGCACAGGTGACTTATCGAAAGAAAACCGTGAGTACGCGATCAAGGTCAATACTCATCGTGCTCGCTATTTAGGTGGTGAAATCTATACACCTGGAGCAGGAGCACAGGGTGGGGCGCAATATGGAGTGAGGGGACCACTGCCTGATAACGCTGTTATCGATCAGTCTACTGGCCTGGCGTTTACCCCTGGTGATAGCCCGTTTGAGAAAGGCGGTCTGGTAGACAAAATTGGCAATGCTGTTGGCGTTAACGATCTGGTCAACAAATTCATGAATGGCCGGGGTATGCGTCGGGAAGTCGTTCAGGGAACGCTCGAAGAACGTGCACGAGGGAAGGGGACCGCAACAGCAGCTGGCAATGTGTATGTTGATACTCCGATGCCAGTTGAAGAGGCGCGTCCGGTGGCCAGCAACTCAAGTTACTTTGACCAACTCGGCGCACAAATGGGGATTGATGGGCTATTCGATAAACTCCGCAATGCGCCGGGGATGCGGAAAAGTAATGCGCCTGAACCAGCCACTACGTCCCAAGTGACGACTGCCGCCAACGATTTGCAGCAACCAACTGGTCGTATGCAGATAGATGGGCAGGTTATTAGTGACCTTGGCGGCTCCGGTGCCAAGCCGACAATGCAGTTGGCTGATAATACCGTTTCACTTGATGGTGAAACGAAGCGGCTGTTTGCGCAGATGACCTCATTGCTTGCCAGGATTGAAGAGCACACTAAAGACTCGGCGAAAGGCCAGGGAACTGTCGTAAAGGTCAGCACGCCTCAACCGGGCGTTATGCGCACGGTGCCACTGTCAATTGATGATCCGTTGATGAATGACTACGCGAGAGTTGATTGATGGCCAACAATAACGAAATTGATCCTTTACTGACGCTGGAGTTATCCGGCGTAAAAACGTATGAATCCCAGGAGGAGGCCTGGGGCGCTCGTTTATATGAGTGGCTAAACACTTATCAGGGTGAGGTATACGGCGATCCGTCATGGGGCAATGTTTTACCGCAGTTTAAACACGAACCGACCAACTTGTCGCATGTTCAAATTGCGGTTGAGGCTATGCTTTTGCAAAAGTTGACGGCGGATTTACCCGACATACCTATTTCTGGCTTGTCAGTAGCCGAGGGAGATGCTTTTGATAAGTTGAAAATATCCATTCGTATCAGGGATATAACTATCACACAGGACGTGGTGCTATGAGTAAAACAACACCGACTAAAGACAGTATTCGTGCAGAGTTTGAAGAGCTTGTCGAGAAAGATTCATTCTGGTCGAAGTTTGTCGGCTCTCAATTTGTCTCGATGCTGACATTGTTTATTACCCAGATTGTGTACAGGTGTTTTCAATATGCCGATGCGGCGCTGGCTGAAGGCTTTATATCGACCGCGACGCGGCGTTCCTCTATCCTGGCTGCGGCAGAAACGAACAGTTATGTTGGTACCAAGCCAACACCGTCATCTGGGATGATTGAGATCACCGCCACAAGTGAAGATGCCCCAGCGGTAATCCCCAAAAACATGCCTTTAATATCTGACGACCAATACCCTTACATGACCATGGATGTATGCAGGTTGGTTGACGGCACCGGTACGGTAGAAGTGGCACAGTTGGAAATTCAGGAGGTGACATATACCGTTACGGCAGCCAAAGAATTTCTGGAAGTCGTGTTATCAAAGGCTCTCACTGCTGTCTGCTATAAGCTGGAAGTATTCGTGACGACCGATGGTAAGACCACGCAGTGGTCTTCCAGCACAATGTTCCGGTTAGCTGGTAGTAAAAGCCAGGTCTACGTTGAGTTTTATAAACCATCCGAACAGTTGGGTGTTCGATTCGGCGATGGGCTAATTGGGCAAATACCGCCAGAAGGCTCGACAATTACACTTAAGGTATGGTGCACCAATGGCGATATAACCCTGGTTGCTGGCCAAAACCTGACGCCTGTCGATTCTGCGGCTAATTTAGCAAATTTGATTTCAGTTAAGACAACGACACCTATAACCGCAGGTACTGATGCTGAAACAACGGAGATCACACGTAACCGTGCACAATATTACCTTGCCTATGATGATCAGGTCGTATGGGGCGGGGACTATACGTATTTTCTGGTTCGTAACATCCCGGGGCTGTCCTGGGTAAAGGCATGGGGCGAAGGCCAGCAAGAGAAATTAGATGGTGCTTATAATGTTCAGAATATCAATAAGATATTTATTTCAGGATGGCATCCGAATAAAAGTCAGTCAGAGCTTGAAGAAATGATCCTGGCCGCCTTTAAGAAGGTGCCGAATGAGTTGAACAAGAAATTCTCGTATAAAGAGGTCAGAAAACTACCCTTTAAGATCACCATCACCGGGCGGATATCGGCAAGTCTGACCATTGAGAACGTAACCGATGAGCTGAAGTCGGCACTGGAAACAAAATTTGGGCGCGACTCAACTTTCTTTGATCCGAACCGCGTCGGAAAGTACATCCTGATTAAGAAAAAAGATGTTTGGGCGTTTATCGAAACGCTAGGTTATTTCCGCGACTTTTATCTGGAATTTGTCGAGTGGAATGAGTCCAACGGCTTTTACGATTTCGTTTATCTGGATACAGAAAACTCCACCTTTAATATTTCGTATGAGGAGGAGTGATGCAACGTTCCTGGTTTAATAACCGACTTACATCAGCTAAGCAAAAGTCATTGCTCTATAAATCATTGGCTGATTTGGTTCAGTCAATGATAGACACCTTTGTTGACCCATGGTTGGAGCGAATTACCAACCGGAAGTCTATTTTCTCCATGAGCAAGGAGGATCTGGAGACTAGGACAAATGAACTTGGCCAGTTCTTTACTATCAGAACTTCGAACTCATCTTCCGTTCCGATGTTGTTACAACAGCGGCTTGATGAGATCCACTTTAAGGGAACTGAACGCCCTATAAACCAGACAATTTACCGCGAATTTAACGGTATTTCTGTTTTATGGGATCCGATATATGCACCGGTGGACCTTGAGCGTCATCCCTACGGCACAGTTCTAATACCAGAAAGCACATTGGAGACTACCGGCGGCACATTCGGTGAGATGTTTCTGACTTCCAGAGGGATGATCAGTATTCCCATAAACGACCTGGCCCGGACAATGGGAATTACTGGCACGATAGATCAGTCCGCAATTACAGAAGAAATTCTCAGAAAGTTTAATCAGTTCGTAAAGCCTCTACTGCCACTGCATATAGTGTTTGATGGGCTTACGCTCTATTTGTCGGTTGTTGTAAATGAACAGGCCGACATGATCACTTTGAACGAGATTTCTGATACCGAAAAAGCGTACTGCTGGTTTGAAACTTCGGATACAACTTCGCTTACTGGAGTTACGTCGATTAGCGCCCCGATCACCGCAACGCCGGGCGGCACTATTGTGAAAGCCACACCTACGTTTGATCGCACCCGTGCAGATGATTTGTTGCTGGATAGCGATGTCTGATAACAACCCCGTCCGCAGGGCGGGGTGACAAGTTACTTCTCTTACAATGAGGCTTCACAACATTGATTAGGGAAAATCATGTCTGACGTCTCAACAAACCTCTATAAGAGTCAGTTGTTGGACTATTACTATCAGCGGCGCGCTGAATCGTCCATAAACAAAGGCTCCCGATTTTTAATCAGCAAGGCCGTTTTCGGTACCAGTTCACTGGTTACTAAGAAAGGAGATGGTACTTATGAGATTGGAGAACTGCCAAAGGCTTTCGATCTGGCAGAGCTGACCAGTCAATTTTGCACCATCAACCTCGTCCCAACCTACTCCGGCGGGATAATTACTGTCCGAATGGACCTTGATCAAAGCCAGTTGCAGGAAGGGAAAAACTACCCATTCAACACACTGGTTGTCCTGGATAACGAGAATAAGCCCATCGCAATTATTTGTGTTCAGGAAGACTCTCTGTATGTGGGCAAAACATATACCGCAGTTATGGCCATAAACACGACTACAGCATAAGGATATGCTTGATGAATGACGTTACAGTTGTTACATCGGTCACTTACCCATCACCCGAGTCGTTGGCTCTGGTGGCTGATGTGCAATACCACGAACCATATCTGTCAGCCGCGCTAAACCGAAAATTCAGGGGAATTGTTGCCCCTGGATTTTATGCCGGTTTCTTGCCTAAGCCTGGTGGTGGGATGAACCTGTTAATCACCTCAGTGGATGGTGATAAAACTGCTGGCGCTGCGTCAGTGGATATTGGTGAATTCTACCAGGTAACTATTCAGCACCGTAAGGATATTTCTCTTGCACTTAGTGCAGGTAAGAAATATGCAATTGTGCTGAAGGGAAGATACCTCCTTGGAGAGGATACCTATCAGGTTAATACCGCGTCACATATTCATGCGGCTGAATTTATTGCCAGAATCTATACCGATTCATATCAGTTGGGAGATGGGGAGCTACTTGTTTGTACGGTAAATATCCCTGCTGGCGTATCTGCCATTACCCAGGAGATGATTGATACATCTGAGCGTATCAACCGCACGATCGGCATTGAAATATCAGACTCTGTAACCAGCACCAGAAGTGATGTTGCGGCAAGTTCGCTGGCAGTTAAAAAAGCCTATGATCTGGCGAAAAGCAAGTATACGGCGCAGGATGCAAGCACAACGCAAAAGGGATTAGTTCAGCTCAGTAGCGAAACTAACAGCGACAGCGAAACAATGGCGGCTACCCCTAAAGCCGTTAAGTCTGTAAAAGATCTTGCTGATACTAAAGCGCCAATAGAAAGCCCGAATCTGACAGGGAAACCAGGTGCCCCGACTGCGGCCCCTGGTACAAACAGCAATCAGATCGCAAATACAGCATTTGTTCATGCCGCTATAAACGCGCTTATCAACGGCGCCCCAGGAACACTGGATACGCTGAAAGAAATTGCGGCCGCTATCAACAACGATCCGAAGTTCGGCACGACTATCAATAATGCGCTGAATCTTAAGGCTCCTTTAGCAAACCCTGCATTCACCGGAATACCTACCGCGCCTACAGCACCGCAGGGTACAAATAACACACAGATAGCAACGACTGCTTATGTTAGGGCGGCTATTTCCGCATTGGTCGGTTCATCTCCTGAAGCTCTGGATACTCTGAATGAGTTAGCTGCGGCGCTTGGCAATGACCCGAACTTTGCGACAACCATGACCAATGCACTGGCAGGGAAACAGCCTCTTGATGCAACCTTAACCGCGCTCGCTGCCCTTGCGACTGGTGCAAATAAACTGCCTTATTTCACCGGTAAGGATACGGTAGCGCAGACTGATTTAACGTCAGTCGGTCGCGATATTCTGGCTAAAACAAGCACACTGGCCGTTATCCAATACCTTGGTTTAAGAGAACTTGGCACAAGCGGTGAAAAGATTCCCCTGTTGAGCACGGCTAACACATGGAGTGCACGCCAGACTTTCAACGGCGGGATCACCGGGGCGCTGACAGGGAACGCCGACACCGCTACAAGATTGCAGACGGCGAGAAAAATTAATGATGTTCTATTTGATGGTTCAAAGGATATCACTTTAACTGCCGAAAACTTAAAGCTTGAGCAAACAGTAGAATTAGCTGCTGGTGCTTTACAGAAAAAACAGAACGGCGCAGATATTCCAGATAAGGGTGCTTTCCTGAACAATATTAACGCGGTCAGTAAAACAGACTTTGCTGATAAGCGTGGGATGCGTTATGTGCGGGTTAACGCTCCTGCAGGTGCAACATCTGGAAAATATTACCCTGTTGTTGTTATGCGTTCTGCTGGCTCAGTAAGCGAACTGGCATCAAGGGTCATTATCACCACGGCAACGCGAACCGCAGGCGATCCGATGAATAACTGCGAGTTTAACGGATTTGTTATGCCTGGTGGCTGGACTGACAGGGGGCGTTATGCTTATGGAATGTTCTGGCAATATCAAAACAATGAACGAGCCATCCACTCAATAATGATGAGTAATAAGGGCGATGATTTGCGCTCTGTGTTCTATGTTGATGGCGCTGCTTTCCCTGTTTTTGCGTTTATCGAAGATGGCCTGTCAATATCCGCACCTGGTGCTGATCTCGTTGTTAATGATACGACCTATAAGTTTGGGGCAACAAATCCGGCGACTGAATGTATCGCGGCGGACGTTATCCTTGATTTTAAGAGTGGGCGTGGTTTTTATGAGTCTCATTCGTTAATCGTTAACGATAACTTGTCGTGCAAAAAACTTTTTGCCACAGACGAAATTGTAGCGCGTGGTGGTAATCAGATTCGAATGATAGGCGGGGAATACGGTGCGTTATGGAGAAATGACGGCGCTAAAACTTACCTGCTGCTTACCAACAAAGGTGATGTTTATGGCGAGCATAATGCATTAAGACCGTTTGCTGTTGATAACGCAACTGGTGAACTGACTGTTGGAACCAAACTATCCGCAAGTCTGAACGGTAACGCATCGACAGCAACCAAGTTACAAAATGCGATAAATATTAATGGCGTTAAATTTGATGGTTCCAGTGATATAAATATTAATACGTTAGTATCCCGAAACCGTGTTACAGCATTAAGTGGGAGCGCAAAGGGTACGCCAGGTATCCAAATGTATGAAGCGTACAACAATGGATATCCTTTTACTTATGGTAACGTTCTTCATCTTACTGGCGCAGCAGCAGTTGGCGAAGGAGAGTTATTTATTGGGTGGAGTGGGACCAGCGGCGCTCATGCTCCGGCATATATTCGCTCCCGACAAGATACCACAGATGCTAACTGGTCACCGTGGGCGCAGCTTTACACGTCAGCTCATCCTCCGGCAGAGTTTTATCCAGTCGGTGCCCCAATTCCGTGGCCTTCTGATGTAGTACCTACAGGTTATGCTATTATGCAGGGGCAAACTTTTGATAAATCTGCATACCCAAAACTTGCAGTGGCTTATCCATCTGGTGTTATCCCTGATATGCGTGGATGGACAATCAAGGGTAAACCCGCCAGTGGGCGTGCCGTATTGTCTCAGGAACAGGATGGCATCAAGTCGCACACCCACAGTGCCAGCGCATCAAATACTGACCTCGGTACTAAAACGACCAGCTCATTTGATTACGGGACAAAAACGGTCAGCACGTTTAACCACGGTACAAAAACGACAAACAATACAGGAGCGCATACGCATACTGTCGGTGGTCGTTACGGTGGTGACTCCATCGGGGGTAAACAACGCGTACAGGTATCAGGAACCAACCAGGTGTCAAGCTCTGCCGGAGCACATGCCCATACTGTCGATATTGGTCAGCATAACCACACCGTAGGTATTGGTGCCCATGCGCACACTGTGGCATTGGGTGCGCACGGACATACCATCACGGTTAACGCTACTGGTAATGCGGAAAACACCGTAAAAAACATTGCATATAACTATATTGTGAGGCTTGCATGATTAAGTTAATTCTTTCAGCGCCAGTACATGAAATGGCTGAAGCATTTAAGCGGGTATTCGCAAATGCAGATAATGTGGATGTTGTAGAAAAAACATTTGAAGCAATCCCGGAATTTGACTGCATGGTCAGTGCGGCAAACAGTTTCGGGCTAATGGATGGCGGCGTTGACGCTGCCATTACTGCATTCTTTGGTACTCAGTTACAGACACGTGTTCAGAATCATATTCTTCGTGAATATCTTGGTGAGCAGCCTGTAGGCACTGCATTTGTTATTGAAACGGGGGATAACAACCATCCCTGGCTGGTACATGCGCCAACAATGCGCGTTCCGCTGACCATTGACGGAACAGACGCTGTATATAACGCCACGTGGGCTGCTTTACTTGCCATCTTTCAGCACAATAAAAATGCAACGACAGACAGGAAAATAAAGACGGTGGTATTCCCTGCAATGGGGGCCGGATGTGGTCAGGTGCCGTTTGAAAGTGTTGCCCGGCAGATGAAGCAGGCATGGGATAACTTTAATAAAAAAACAGAAGCAATTAACTGGGAATACGCACACTCCCGCCAGTTGGCAGTATTTAATACATGCGCGTACTGCCCGGGTACTCCTGTTTGTCGTTATGCGGATATTAAATATATTGGACTTGGCGATTACCGGACGTATTGCTTACGGTCGGGGCAGGTATGCATTAATCCTGAACATCAGGTTGATGACGTGCTGACTAATAATCGTTCTCGCCCGGGGGCGCATATGCATCAGATTAATCCGGTAAAATCCGTAGGTAATATTGCCATTGGCGCACACAGCCACGGAAGGAATATCACCATTGGTGCTCATTCCCATACCCCACATAAACAATAATTCTTTCTCTGATTAGAGGTGAAAATGACTTTCAGAATGAGTGCTGAAGCACAAACCATTCGCGTATTTAATTATCTCGATGGTACAAATGAATTTATTGGAGAAAGTGATGCCTATATTCCACCACATACAGGGCTTCCGGCAAACAGCACAGATATTGCTCCTCCTAAGATTCCAGCTGGTTTTGCCGCTATATTCGACACAACCCGAAACTTATGGAATTTAATAGAGGACCATAGAGGAAAAACTGTTTATCACACTGAAACAGGTGACGCTAAAACTATATTTAAATTAGGCGCTTTGCCTGAGGATGTTACGTGCATTCCTCCTGATGATGAGTATCAGAAGTGGAATGGAAATCAATGGGTTACAGACGATGAGGCGAAGCATCAAGCTCAGATAACCTATGCAAACTCAAAGAAAAATGAGTTGTTAAAGCACGCAAGCGTAGAGATGGCGATCTTACAAGATGCTGTTGATTTATGTATTGCAACAGATGAAGAGAAAGTTTTATTAAATGAATGGAAAAAATACAGAGTGCTTGTAAATAGGTTAAATGAAGATGACATCATTCAAATGAAAGTCCCTGAAATACCAGTTTGATTTATATATTAATAAGCCACTGTTGACAGGACTGTTTTACAGTGGCTTGTTTTATTATCCAAACCAATTTTCTAGAACATTTTCAAATTTATGGGTAACTTGCCACCATAAATAGTTCTCTAATACATATTTCTTTCCGTTATTTGCAATTTGTTCTAATTTTTCGGAGTGTAATGTTTCATATATATCACTAGCTAAACTTTCTGGCAACATTGGTTCATTTATATGAAATCCTGTATGGTTATTTTTTACAAATTCAACCATTCCACCTCGAGTGCTAACTAAAACGGGTTTTCCTGCCCCCATAGCTTCTATAGCAACCATGCAGAACGGTTCTTGAAACTGAGATGGGATTACAACTAGATCGGCTATAGGATAGTAACGGTACATATCATCTGGTTTTACCCCGCCAACAAGATGACAACGCGAACCAATAGTTCCAGCAAGTTCCCTTACTTGTTTTTGATATGCAGCTTTTTCTCCTTTATCTTTATTATTGTAGTCACCAACAACTACAAGTTCTATATTGTCACATGATTTTATCAATTTTTTAAACGCTTGTAATAGTAAAACAGTCCCTTTTTCAGGGGAGATCCTTCCCGCATAAAAGATAACTTTTTTCTCAGAGGGAATACCTAAATCTTGTTTTGTTAGCGGGGGTAGCCCTTTATCTAGATTGTGTGGTTCTGTACCATTAGGAACTATACAAATTTCAGCGTCAGGAAGATGTTTTTCATAAAAATCCTTTAAATACTGACTTGGAACAAGCATTTTCACATTGCTATCTAGCCCTTTCGGTGTAAAGGCATTATGCATATGCATTATCATTTTTGCGTCAGGAGCTTTCTCTCTAATTTGACGATAAAGTTTCATGCTGTTATGAACAATAATAATGCTATCGTTTGTGATATTGAAATCTTTAGCAATGTTTAACACTCGTTGTGAATATGGAATAGGATCTATTCTGCTCCATTTTTGAAATATCCGTTTATAAAGACGGCTAAACCCTATTCTATGGATAGAGCATCGCTCATTAACAATATCTTTTTCTGAGAAACCATCCTCTCGAATGCATGCTATACGATTTGGTATTCTTGTTCTCTTTGCGACTTGATATATCCAAGTTTCAACAGCTGCTGCGCCACGAGGTGGTATTGAAAATATTGGTGTAACTGTAAATATTAATTTGTCAATCATGAGCAACTATCCTCTTATAATCTTTTTCCTTTAAATGTTTTTTTAGGGTTGCGGGAGAGCCCGCATACATTGTATTAGCAGGAACATCAGTATTTACAACGCTATTTGCAGCTATAACACTATTGTCTCCTATTTTTACACCTGGTAGCACAGTTGTATTTGCCCCAATCCAAACATTACGGCCTATTTTTATTGGAGCGCAAATTGTTTCTTTGGGACGTTTGCTTGGTGTTAGTGGATGCGTGACAGTTGTTAATACAACGTTGGGGCCAATGGCAGAGTTACATCCAATATCTATTGTTTTTGCATCGAGAAAAACACAATTTGCGTTAATGAAGACCTTTTTATCAATAATTATATTGCCATTCTCAAAATAAAATGGAGCTGTTATTGTTGAGTCTTCACTTACTTTAACTCCTGTTTTTTTTAATGTGATTAATTTTTTTCTTTTTGAGATCAAGGTATAATTAAATATATGTCTTGCTTTCTTTGCTTTCTTTTTTTGAAAAATTATATAGAAATAATATGTTAGCAAATCAAACATTGTTGTTTTACTTCCATTTAAAATTTAACTATCAAATGTGGCTCCTATTTCTCGCATTTTGTTAAGTATGATGTTTATTTCATTGCTACCGAGAGAAGTTTGGGCAGCTATGAAAAAAAGTATGTGCAATGACATAGATCTGTTATTTTCTTTGTTTATATATTTTCTCCACTGGCTATCGCTGCTGACCCCGGCTAGTTCTGCCATTTGATTCCCTGTATACCCAAGCGTTTCTTTGAATTGACGCAAATCTTGTGATTTGGGGGGGGTGTAGTTGTTTATTAACCTCATATTAAACCCATTATTGGTAAGCTTTCGTTGGTGTAATGGTAGCACCAATGGGGCTGCTGTCAAGCGTCTTTTCTTTATAAATATAGGGAGCCATCAAAATCTGACATCAATTATCTATCGAAATATTTTGAATGACTGGTGAGAAGTTACTTTGCATACCATTACCTCCTGACAACGTAGGAGGGAACTTGTGCTTGACACACAGGAATTAGCTCCAGTTGCTATTGCGCTCCTGCTTTCAGTAATTGGTGGGATAGGCACGTTCCTGATGGATGTCCGAGACGGTCGCCAGTCTGGCAATTTGTTGGGATTGGTTACGGAGATCTTTGTTGCAGTGACAGCTGGCGCGGTGGCGTACCTATTGGGGCAACACGAGGGCTGGGAGTTATCAATTACGTACTTAATGGTAACGATAGCCAGCAATAACGGTCATGAGGTGATTTCAGGGATGAAACGAGTGAATATCGATAGCATTCTGAATGTTCTTACAAGTTTGGTGAAAAAGGGAGGCGGGAAATGATTGGCTGGGGTGTATGCGCTCTTGCGGCAGCCTTAGCTGATCGCTATTTGCTAAAACGCAAGGACATCACGAATTTAGAGCTTGGTGATGTGGAAATTAAACCGGGATTTATCCGGGTGCCGTTCAAATATCGGTCTAAATTCCCGTTTTTGCGCGGCGCAACGGTCAGATATTGGATCCGCGATGTTCAGAAGCCGACGACAGTGATTGAAGGCGAACAACGTTGCCTGACGTCGGCTGAACAGGGCGAAAACAGTGAATGGTTGTACATACCCACTGAATATATGGGTAAAGGAGAACGACTGTGGCATTTCAACGTCATGGTTACGCACGGCGACTCGTTCATTAACCCGTTGTATCGGATTTTCCCTGTTACTCAGCAAATCCGCAGAAGTTACGTAATAAATCTCGCACAGGATGTGTCAGATGACGAAAAATAAGTATGCAACGGTCGATTTTGACCAGGTTAATGAAAAGGGGCTGAAATCCCTTATCGCGGCGATCAATAAAACCGGTGTTACGGTAATTGAGGTTGACTCCAGCAACCGCGCAACAACGAAAGATGGCGTTAAAGTTAAAACCGCAAAGCTGGTTCTTAACGACGGACAAATTCTTGCCATACAGGTAAACGATACTGGTGATATATCGGCTGTGAAACTGAATGGAAAATCTATTCCTAACGCACAGTCGCCAGATATCAAGACGCTTGGTACCGTCATGGGGCAAGCGGCCCGCAAAAACTCCGCGAAATTCCAGAAATCACTGATCGCCAAAGCGAAGCGTGTTGCCAATCCGGTAGACAAGAAACCAGCAGTTAAATCCAACTTTCAGCGCCTGCAAGAAGCAAAACAGCGGAATGCTCAGGTGGTTGCCGCTTATAAGTCCGCGCAGAATTCGGTGTCTTTCAATCAACAGCAGATCACTGATTTGCGGGCGAAGCTGGATAAGGAGACGGGCCGACTCAATAACGAAAAGGCACGGAATGGCGAACTCAAACGCCGTCTTAAGCAACTGAAAGCAGGAAATTAACATGGAACAGTTCAATATCAATAAAGGGGTGACGATCAAACCTGGGCTTGACGTGCTTCCCCCGCCAGTGACTGATGATGAATATCGCGCATTAATGGCCGGTGAGGACCGCTATCTGATGACGGAATCCAACACCCTGGAGGAAATCGAGGCTACGTTCTTCTATGACACGCCGATCCACTGGTGTACTACGGATTTACTGGAGGCGATTAGTTCTACTCGTTTGCAGTTACACCGGACCATGCATGCATTTGTCCGGGCATTGAACCAGAAGCTTAATGGTACCGGAATCTCTGCGGGGAGTGATAAAACGGGGGATGTGGCCCAGAGCGGCACGCGAGCGATCGGCGGTGCTGAAATTGGCCGGGCACGTAACGTTAACGGGCTGCCGGTCCTGCCAGCCATTATTCCGCTCAGTGATGGTCAGACTATCAGCATTCTGTTTCATAGCCCGACTGCGGAAAACCGGATCACCAATAGCGATACGCTGGTTGCTTTCCAGTTCTTACTGAATAAAAAAGACGTTACTCACACCGTTGCTCCGATGAGTGGACGTGATATGACGCTGGCACAGGTCACCATGAAACTTGCCAACCTTGCAGAGAAAAACTCGGCAAAATTCCAGCGTGCGCAGAAGAAGAAAAAAGCTCTTGTTGATGAAATAACCCAACTACAGGCTGACAGTGACCAGAAAGAGGATGCCATGAGCGACCTCGCGGATCAGGTGGCAGCGGTAGAAGGGCTGAAGGCAGATCTGGAGCAGAAAATTAACGCTGTTGCATCGGAAGCGGATTCTCTTTATGAAGAGAATGAGCGTTTGCAGACGGAGATTGATCAGCTCAATCGCACAGGTGGGCGCGATACCATTGCTCCAGCGGGGATGACTGGTGGGCACTCGCGCGCGCTGACGGATCGCCTTGCCAGTATCAAAAATCGTATGCATATGAACGGGGAAGTGACGCTCAGTAATGGTGCATCAATGAAGCAATTCATTGAGGACGGCGAAGGGTATATCCAGTTAACCGATTCGGATGGCAGCGTGTACATGATCAAGGCTAAATCCATACAGGGTGTGGACATGGCAGATGCGATCGGCAAGCTGTTTAAAGCCTATAAAGCGGGTAATGTATCGGAATATCTGGTCCAGCCAGAAGAACATAAACCAGAAAACGTCGAACCTGAACCAGCGGAGGATACCGGTAGCTCTTCGCCTGAACCAGAAGTCTCTGTAGGTGCATATCGATATGCCCTGCAAATGCGTCCGGCGGCCCCTGGCGCGATACCTGAAGGTAACAAAGCAATTCTTCCGCGCCCTGATGAAGGTGACCCGTATTATGAATATGCACGCTACGGCATTGCTACTTACGATACCCCGCTTTCTGATCAGCAAATGAGTGAGTACGATCTGAAGTTATTGCCTCGCGAGGATTCTTTCGACTTCCTGGCGAAGACACTTACTAATGGTCCGTTTGGCAAATATGCACAAAAAGCTCTGGAGCTGGCCACCAGCTCACCAGACGAGTTCCGCGTAATGCTGAAAACTCAGTTTCAAAAAACTTTCCCCAATATTGCGTTTCCGGGGGGCGTAGGCACCGAGAAAATGGTGCAGAGCATGATCAATGCATTGCAGGCCGAAGTCGGTGAGATTACTCAACCAGAACCGGCCCCGGAACAGCCTGATGAAAAGGTTAGCGAAGCAGATGCAGAGGCTAATAAAGCCATTGAATATCTCAATAATGTGATGGATATGCAAAGCACTGACATGGCGGAGATCCGCAACGCCAGGGGCAATGTCAGGGAAGCGATTGCTGCCCTTCAGGCTGCCGGACGTTTTGATGAAAATGAAGAGCTGGTTAACGGCGCAGCTCGCCACCTGGCTGATCTGCTGGTAGCAATCCAGAAAGCGGGGGTAGCGGCATGACACTATCAGCTATTGAGTTAATGGACCTCAGCGATAAGTTGGATGCTCTGATGTCCAAAGCTGCTACCGCGAGTGGCATGGAGTTGCTGGATATCAGCGATGAAATTGACCAGATCATGCAACAGATGGGGTACGGCGCGTCCGGCGGCGGTAATGGCGAGGAAAAACAACCTTCGGTACATGATGGTATACCAAAACTGGTTGCTGATTTCCTGGCTGATAAATTCGTCGATCAGAGCACAGATGCATTTATCGGTACGTTGCAGGACTTAAGTCAATATGTTGGCACATACATCGACCTGGACCAGGTTAAACAGCACACGGCGGCATGGATAGCCGCCAATATTAAAGAGGCGGTATAAGGCGTAACAGGGATGAGTTTAAACGATCAGATAGTTATGACCACCAGCAGCGGATACAACGGTGTTGCGCCATATACCAGCTTGTTATTACATCGGGCATCCGGCATCAAAGATATTATTCACCTGATCCGGCTGCTTTCCCGCACAGATCCCCAGGATGAACAGCTGGTACAAGTGCTTGCGCATTTTGTCCGAATCCCTGTTGCAGACGTGAAAAAATGGTGTCGATTATTCGGTATCAGCAATTCGTTACTTCGCGGATTGTTAAATCACGCATCCTCCCTTGGGCGAGACGGCTTTGATGAGATAGCGCAGGCGATAAAAAACGGAGATATGCCACCAGCTATTGACTGGTTTTCCATTCGCCCAACCAGGGTGAAAGCATTCCTTAGCGCAGCGCAATCAGCATCACCATTGGCAGAAATGGTTCAGAGGTTGTCGCTCATATTCACAGATCATACCGCGTTTGGTGATCTGGCTCTGGACGAGATGAAAGAAGCCGCCATTCAGTGGGCCGATCAACAAAATGAGGTTAACTCTGACTTCTTGCCAGCATTCAGGAAGGCCGTTAGTAAAGCGGATGATGCCCGTGGAATTATGAAGGCATTTAAGGCATTGCAAAGTCGGGTTAATAAACATGCCGGTGATATCGATGGGGTAACGGCGGAAGGCCGGGATATCCTGAAAGAGCACGGCATAACGCCAGAATTTATTGATGAGATCAGGACGGATATGCAGCGTGAGGTCGTATCGTCTCTGCAAATCGTAGCCAGGGCGTTGGCGGATGCTAATCCGAAGAGTGCGGCCATTGTTAACCGGGTTATTGGTGATATTGAAGCATCTGAGGGCATGGGGGCACTGAAACTCTTCCTTTCGCGAGCGTTTAATCCTAACGGCAATATTCTCCCCGGCATTATTGGTGAGGCTAAAAAGTATGTCAGCGAAGAAGAACTTGAGCATCTTGACCAACTACTTAAGCGATTCTCATATAACCCGCAGACACGCTGGCAAATGAATCAGCGAAGTATGGGTTCGGTCCACGAGAAAGTGTTATCTGCCATGAATAGTGCGATCACCAATTCATCCGTATCTGAAGAAAAAGCTCTTGAGTGGGCCGACTCTTTTATCACGGAAGAAGTGGAAGAAGCCCGCGCTGGACAGAATGGTGGGATAGACCTGCGCAAGGAACTTGCTGATATTTATCGCCTGACCGGCGGTAAAATTTCGACCCTATCAAAGATAATTCACCACCAGGGCAGGGCATATGCAAATCTTAATGGTGTTGTTGCTGTCAATTTGAACGATGAAAATGCAAGTGCACTGTGGCACGAGCTGGGTCATCATCTTGAGTACAGTAACCCTGGTTTGTTAGAGAAAGCCCGGTCATTCCTGAAGGCCAATGTTGAAGGGGATAAGCCATCTTTCGTTAATATCGGTGGGCGTGGCAAGCCTGAATGGTGCTTCAGATCTCGATTGAGTAATATTTATATGGCGAAGGTATACCCGCCAGCCTCAGTAAGTAACACCGGGAAAATTCGGCAGAAATCACCGACTATTTCCAAAACGTCAGCAACGGAAGTATTCTCTATGGCTCTTCAGTTGTATCATGACAAAGAGGCCGCTGCCGCATCACTGATGAATGGTGACGGATTGCTGGAACTGTTATTAGGTGTGGCAAAGGAGCTAAATAATGCAGATTAAAATCGCAGCGCCATTAGGCGGAGATGCCATTATCGAATTTGATGATAATGAAGAAGTTTCCGGGCGTTTAAGCATTATCTCCGGTGACATTACCGAGGACATGATCGCTGAAGCCATAGCTGGGGCAAATCCCAATAGTTATATGGGATTCGTTAACGCCATTGATGCCCCCGCAATTGATGTTCTCCGAACGTTGCATCTTTACGCTGGCTGGTTTGTTGATTGGCCAGCAGTAGATGGTGGCGATGAGGACGACGACGATGATTTTGATGATCATGTAGACCAGATCGTATATTGAAGAAATCCCGCCAATTGGCGGGATTTTTACCTCACGAGAAACTCTTTTCTGATGTCAGCCAACAGTGCTCGTGCATATCTCTTGGTGGTTTTTCGACAAATGCCTCTTCAGCCACATCCCGCCAGGGAATTTGTTTAGCCCATTCAGCTATAGCGTTATGGTTTGCTGAGAATAACGGTATTGTATAGGTTTTCAGCCAGGTTAATGTGCTGGAGTTGTGCTTTTTGGCGTGATGTTCCGCATGATGTTTGGCGATCACGAGCGTAGGCACTACCCATTTACTACCGTCAGTCATTGTGAAGTGCATATTACGGGGCACAGATGATTTTTCCATCACCTCGCGGACACCGGGAAATTCCCCTTTGATCAATCGGCGATATTTATCGCTATTGCACCCACCAAACTCTTTGGCTTTGTATTCAAGATATGCTTCAGAAACGAGAGGTGAATCCTCTGTGCTGAGAGTTATAGCCGTGAAAATACCAGCAGGATTGTTCTCACTATGGGCCAACCGGTGATGCGAATCATAAAAATACCCTTTCTCTCGTTCCGATGGTTTCGACAGCAACAGCAGGCGCGAATCATAACCGGTCAAATTGCCTGTTATCACAGCATGAGCGCGGTCGCTGATTTCTGCCGCGTTAATAACGATGAAAAGATCATGCGGCCCAGTAAAACCAGCCAGAGATTCTTCGTTATTCAGACAATAGTTTAAATATACACATCCCCATGCTTCACTGATATGTACCAACCCTTTTTCAGGGTGCAGTTTGAAATGATTGCCAAGAAAAGGGTGTTTCTTGATAACCTGCGCCCAATAACAGCACATATAGTCAATTATATTGTTTCGACTATCGTTAATAACAGGAGAAACAACCACGGTACGGGAACACGAATACAGTATTGTTTGCAGGATGCTAATCACTGCCACAACAGAGGTTTCACCAATACCATGCGGTGTGGTGGCAGTGACTTTGGCTCCTGTGTTCTTTATCGCGTTAATAATTTTTGCCTGATGAGGTGTTAACTCAATATCAAGCAACTCTTTTGCTGCCAGTTCCCAATTGTCTTTATACCGTTCTATCAGTGCTAACCAGGCAGATTCATTCTGTATACGATTAATCACTTTCCACCTCTTCCGTAGTGTTTTCTTGCAGTTCTGTTAATGCAGCACGACACAGGGTCCGGGCATTGGCTATAGCCACACTTTTGACTTCATCCGTCATCGTGCAGGTAATGTACTGATCGAGTTCTTCAGCACGGATGATGCTTTTCCCAATCATAAACTCTATTTGCCAGAACAGATCGGCATCCATCGTCAGTATTTCAGCCTGGCCTTCTGGGCCTGCGGGGAAGCAAACATAAGACTGTTTGCCCAGGCCGATAACTCGACAACTTGCTTCAAGAATTGCGCGCTTGAGGTCTGACTTTGTAACGGAAACAGGTTGATTTTCACCAGTGATTACGCCGTTGACATGGAAGTGGAAGGGCATGTAGCTTGAAATTCGCTCTACTTTCCATACGCCAGCAAGCGATCCTTCATGCAGCACAATGGGGGTAACCGCGAGTTTCATCTCACCATATAACTGCTGGCAGATAGCTGGATTGCTGAATACATCCAAAGGCTCACATTCAAACAGCGGCGCAATCTGCATGAGGTCCATCATGGTCATCCCTGGGGTACGAGCAGTAATGAATTTGCGCATGCCAGTATCCATTGTTCGCCAGATAGCCACACCATGTTTTTTGCTCACTTCTTCAGTAAAGCCAAGGTGGCACATGATGGTCTTTTCGATAGCCAGATCGGAGATAGAAACCTTTTCTCCAGGTACACCATCATTATTGATGGTCACTTCGACGTTCTGGCCATTACGCAGGCGGTATTGAATTGCTTTAGTATTTTCCACGTTAAATTACTCCACTACAAACCAGTCACATGCCAGCAGGTCACCTACAGAAGGCATCCATGGAACAACTACACCTTGTGCATTTTTCAAAACGAAATGCGCACCATAAGGAGCAAGAGGAGAGTCGAAATTGATTTCAAGCTCTCCGTTTGCGGCATGTTTTATAGGGGTTAGTCTTGAAGCACCCTGTTTGTCAGGAACCAGCCAGCAGAATTGGTTTTCGCCGTTCCACCCGCGTCGAGCAACTTTCTTGCCATCCTTCAGCCACATCAGCGCGTCAGAGAAGTCGGCTGCTTCAAGGTCGATTTCTTCTTGCTGAGTAGTGATGCCACCAGCAGAGATAGTTACTCTCCCTGTAAGATTAGTTATCACGCCGTTGTCATCCGTAATGATGACCGTGGTTCCATTTTCGGAGGCGTCGTTAACCAGGCCGTAGCGTTCCTCAAATGGTTTCTCCGGGGCATAGAACAGATAACCGTTTTCATAAACGATCAGATACCCGCCAGTTTTTGGTCGGTGTTTTTGTAAAAACATTGCGTCAACACAAACTGTTGCCCCTTTTGGTTCAACGAGTTCGATGCAGCCCCAAAGTGGGGCATCAGTTACTCCGAAAATAACAACATTTTTAATTTTCGATGCACTAACGTTTTTGTGAGCTTTGTATTTGGGAAGGAACTTAAAAAGCTCTTTCGTTGTCATGTTATTCATAGTCTTTTCTCTGCTTAAAAGCTGATGTATTGCGCCTTCAGGTGGGGCAAGAATGTTTTCCCACCAGCGAAAGCAATATCTCGGGGTGTTCTATTCGTTAAAAGCGCGTGCCATTGCCAACTTTGGCGTTTTTTAGCGAGTTCGTGCTTTTGTTGGCGTCTGGACCACCGCTTTTCTTTCAGTCGTTTTTTACTCATTCAAAACGGAATATCGTCATCAAAGTCCATTGGAGGTTCGTTATTGGCGTTGCTCTGAGGTTTACCGCCACCGCTGTATTGCTGGTGGTTTTGAGGTTGGTTCGATTGCCCCCAGCCATTTGAGGACTGTGAATCGTCACGGCGAGCGCCGATCATTTGCATGGTGCCGCCCTGGCTGACGATAATTTCCGTCGTGTAACGTTCTACACCGGCGTCATCTGTCCACTTACGGGTTTTAAGTTTCCCTTCGATGTAGACCTGAGAACCTTTTCGTAAATACTCACTCGCAATTTCAGCAAGTTTTCCGAACAAAACGACTTTATGCCATTCTGTTTGCTCTTTCTGTTGGCCTGTTTGCTTGTCGCGCCATGATTCATTCGTTGCGATGCTGAGTCTTCCGACTGCGCCGCCATTTGGTATATACCTGATCTCCGGGTCTTGCCCCAGGGTACCAATCAGGATGACTTTGTTTACACCGCGTTGTGCCACTTATCTTACCTAATAAAATAAATTAATTAGAGCAATAATGTATATCTTTGAAACGTAGCTAACAAGTGATTTGCATTATCCTGTGCCTTCTAAAGGGATCGAGTCAGTCGGTATTGGCTGTGAATGGGTGTTTGTCCTGGAGCGTAAAAAATTCGCTTATGAGGTCTTTATGAAGGGAAAAACAGCCGCAGGAGGCGGTGCAATTTGCGCTATCGCGGTGATGATTACCATCGTGATGGGGAATGGCAATGTGCGAACCAACCAGGCGGGGCTTGAGCTTATCGGAAACGCTGAAGGTTGCCGACGTGATCCATACATGTGCCCGGCGGGTGTATGGACTGACGGGATTGGTAATACACACGGGGTAACGCCAGGCGTGCGAAAAACCGACCAGCAAATCGCCGCTGATTGGGAAAAGAATATCCTGTTCGCTGAACGCTGTATTAACCAGCACTTTCGGGGTAAAGACATGCCCGATAATGCCTTCAGCGCAATGACAAGCGCGGCATTCAATATGGGATGCAATAGTTTACGGACCTACTACAGCAAAGCGCGAGGCATGCGAGTCGAAACCTCCATCCACAAGTGGGCGCAGAAAGGGGAATGGGTGAATATGTGTAACCATCTCCCTGATTTCGTGAACAGTAACGGCGTCCCCCTGCCCGGATTAAAGATTCGCCGTGAAAAAGAACGCCAGCTTTGCCTGACGGGGCTGGTCAATGAATAAACTCCGGCAGCTCCGCCGACTTTCGACAATGAAGTTATCGCTGGCGGCGATAGTTTTCGACTCGATTTTCATGGCGGTATATGTGCTCAATGAGACGTGGCCACTGGAACCGCTATTATATGCCGGGCTTCGGCTGTGCCTGACATTTTTGAGCATGGCTGCAAGATTGATGCAGCAGAAAGAAACCGCTTCAGATTGCCCACGTCGCGCGGTGCGCAAATATATGGCACGCAGGCGAAGGCGATAATAGTTAACGAGAACCCCGGCAGCCGCCGGGGTTATTTTTGGTGGTTATTTAAACGGATTGATTGAATTATTAAACGTGATGATGCTTGTCTCACGCGGTGCCTGGACGTTAGCCGCTTGCGGAACCTCCTTAATTTTCTTGGTGACAGGCAAGTTGCGTGCGCCAACTTTGATCAGAGATTCGAAAAGTGTGGCAACGATTTTTGCATCACCAGGTTCTTTGAGGCGGAATGCGTCTTTTTGGGCTGCGGAGACGAAGATTGGGAGGTTATCCAGTTCGTCTTGCATCGCTGCCAGCACATCGTCGCGGATACCCGCTGTTTTCTCCAGCAAAGCGATTCGCGCTTCAGCATCTGCGATCTTGGCCATTGCTTCGAGGTGGCGGCCCTGGCTTTCGAGTAGTGCGGTTTCCAGTTCTGCCGTACGCTCTGTCGCCTCCACCATCATTTCCAGTTCAGCCATTTTGCCGTAATGGGATATAACTGCCTGCACTGACTCGTCGGAGTACCCATGCGCCGCCAGGGACTCTGCCAGTAGAGATTTAGAATCCGCGCTTTCAAACATTCCGGCGCTGGCAGGATGATCCAGACTGATATAGTTCGGCGTTGTCACATAATCCACACCATGGAAGCTGGTGGTTACAGCGATTTTCCCGGACTCGCGCCCGCCAGTGGCCCAGCTCCAGCCACCAGCTCGGCTTTCGATCATCGCGGCGACAATTTTACCCGGCTCTGTGTTAAGAATTTCCTGTGTATGGGTAACAATGCCGTTGTCGTCAACAGATATAGCCACTGTTCGGCACGCTGGAACATTGTCGATTACGACCGGGCGACCTTCCACCATGATCACGCTGGTTTCTGGTACTTCCAGTTTACCGGTAAGCTGTCGGCGACCGTGACCGTAATAGCCGAAAAGCTCACCAAGGCGTAAACCTTCCTGAGTTTCCTTGCTTTCAAGCATGGTCTTTACCGCGCTTAAGACGTACTGTCGCCCGTTCTGGCGACCTTTTCGAGCATTGCTATAGAGACAAAAGCGGTCAGTGACCGTTTTCAAAACATCAGTCATTATCGTTTCCCTCTTTAAAGACCGATTCAAGGATTTGCGCCAGTTCCTGTGGCGGTGTTTTGATGATGGAATCCATCAGGTGATCGTCGTCCTCGCTTTTAGCTTTCAGTTCTTTCACCAGTGCTTCAGAGATTTTTTCGTCAATCTCCAGCACATCGCTGAACAGGTAACGTTTGAAAGCATCAGAATTAGCGAGGACGCTGTTATTGCTGACAGCATCGAGGATTTGCGTAACGATGGTGGCGTAGTTCGCCTGCGAGTCGCGGTTATCGTTGTGCTCTTGTTGCAGAGCGGTATTAACGGAGTGGAATTCGATTTTGTACGGGCGATCACCTTCCGGGTATACCTTGCCGTACTTGAAAGCAAGATGAATATCGATAGCCCGCAGAATGAACTCATCTACGCCCTGCTGGATCCATGAGGCGCGCATGGCGGCCTGAATTGCCGTGCGCAGGAATCCACCTTCACCAAGCCCGCCGGACATTTGATCTGCCCACCCCAGGAGGGTGTAATCGAGGCCAAGTGCTGCCGCCAGCTGGCGCATATAAGTGAGAATGTCTTCAATGCCGTTGATGTCAGCCTGGATGGTCTGAGTATCAATCGTCATTTGCCCCTTGCCGTCGCCCATAATAGGCAGCAGGGTATTGGTCACCGTAGGCATGTTATTCGCGCCGCGTGCGCGCTTTTCCATCAGGTCAGCTGCTCGTTTAAGCGTCTGAGTAATGGTGCGTGAATAATCGGCTGCTTTTACCGGATCCAGACTATTCATCGCCAGACCGATGATTCGGTCAATTTTCGACGCATTAAAACGCGTTGCCTTCAGCGAGCGGATCGCCGAACGCAGATTCATGTACGGCTCGTAGGCGTATTCGAGCAAGCTGGTCCCGTAATTCTGGGTTTCAATCGGCGTGCGCTCTTCCGGGTTATCCAGCAGGCTGTAAGCCTTATGGCCAGTGTGCACAGGCATAAGGTTTGACTTAGGCCGCCAGTAGGGGATTTTCATAGGGATAATGGTCCACGGATCGGCGAAAACCATTTTCCCTGACGCGTCCTTCAGATAATCGCCGCTAAATCCCGCCAGGTTACCGCTGACCTCGAACTCTTTGATGAAGCCCGGAAGGGTGTAATAGGAGCACTCAAAAGACGTGATCCCTATTCCTTCTTTGGCGTATGGCCTGACATAAGCCACCCCAAATACAGACATGATAAATGCCCACCCGGCGACCTCTTTGTTGATGGTTCGCCCGATGTCGTTCATCAGCTCGTCACACAACGCCTGCGCGGCGTCATAGTCACTATCGTTTCCGTTGTGTACCGGCACGATAGAGAAGGTTTGTCCGGTCTTCTTATCGAAAGAGAGCGCGTGCGTAATATGGATGTTCAGCGCGGTGGCGATCGTGCTGTAAACCGCCATCTCTTCGAGTAGCGGATAGCGTTGCAAGCGGTCTTCCGGCAGTTGAACTTCATCAAAGATAAAGCGACTTCCGTCCACCAGCCCATCGCCAGCCATGCCACTATCGCCCGGTTTGCCGCCTAAGAAGCCGGACAGTTGTACCGGTGCCCCTGCGCGAGAAAACAAATACCCACTTCCGCCGTGCACAGCCAGCGCGGACAGGAGGATGTTGTCCCGTTCTCCGTTGTCTTTAAAAACCCCCGCCAGCGCCTTCCTGACCGAGGATAGCGTGATTTTATTGTCTGCCAAGATTGCACCTTAATTAGAATAATTCGCATCGTGTTTGAACGGAATTTAACACTAGTCACTTGTTAAGGATTACCAATGAACAAGCTATCTATGGGGGTGTTTCGCTGTTCAAGCATCAGCGAAATATTTAAATATATTAGGGCAATAACATCTCATCGTGCGCCGATTAGATACGGCGTGGAAAAGGTGGAAGGCAAAAGCTATGACCGACTGCGCCGGGAGGCGAATCAGAAGGCGATAGATTTGCTTAATTCACTGGTGGACGGCGCGACACTGACAGATGAACAGCGCCAGATCCTGGCTGGGTACACCGGTGAAGGCGGCATTGGCGGGTCCGTCTCCGAATATTACACACCAAAGCCGATCGCTGAAGGTGTCTGGGAGATCATGAAGCTCTACGGCGCGGACGTAGGTAACACTCTGGAACCATCGGCGGGAACCGGCGTTTTTAATGAGACAAAACCGGTTGGTACGGTGATGACCGCGACTGAGATCAGCAGTGTTTCCGGTCGTATAAACCAGCTGTTACACCCGGAAGACAGCGTACAGATTTCCCCGTTCGAACAGCTGGCTGTAAGCACGCCTAACGATTCATTCGACCATGTTGTGGGTAACGTTCCGTTCGGTGGTCGTGATAACACACGCAACATCGATAAGCCTTACGCAGAAGAAACGGACATGGGTTCTTACTTCATGCTCCGCATGCTGGACAAGATAAAGCCAGGCGGATTCATGTGCGTGATTGTGCCGCCGTCCATTGTTTCAGGTTCAAACATGAAGCGGTTACGCCTGCGCCTATCACGGAAAGCTGAATTTCTTGGTGCCCACCGCTTGCCTACCGGTACTTTTGACGCAAACGGGACCAGTACGGTCGTAGATGTGGTGCTGATGCGCAAACATCCGGCAGAGATGGCTGAGAAAATCCCCCTGGTGGATGAAAGCACTCTTGAATCGGCAAATGTGCTTTGGCCAACGTTTATTTCTGGCAAGTGGTTTGAAAAGGATGGCCGCCGGTTTGTTCATGGCACCCAGGAAAAGGGCTTCCAGGGGCGTATTGAGGTTCGTGCCGACGGTCAGATTGATAACCAGGCTCTTAAAGCGAAGCTGATTCATCGTTTCGAAAGCCGTATCGACTGGTCTTTGCTCGATATGGCTGAACCGTCACCGACAGCAGACGTTGTTGGTGAAGGGGAAATGCGCCTGATTAATGGCGTATGGCAAAAATATGCTGGTGGTCGCTGGATTGAAGCTGATGCCGGGAAGGAACTTAAGATCGATGCTGCCAGTTATGGCGCGGATAGCTGGGAGGCTCTTCAGCGTAACCTGACTACAACAGAAGGCCGTCTCGGCATGACATTTACCCAGATTGCAAATGTCCGCGATAAGTACACCACATCAATCAGCGACGATATGGTGCAACTGGTGGACTGGATTAACAGCCAGCCTGAAAAATACCGTGAACGCTTGTATCGCGGGGCGATGATTGGCCGGATGTTAATTGAATATCAGGATATGAAGGCCGCCGGGCATAGTGCTGAACAAATCGAACAGCAGCGCCTTTCTCTGGTATCCCGTTTGCAGGCAGAGATTGACCGCTTTGGTAATCCTGGTCGCGGTCCTATAGCGAAATTGTCGGGGAGCGGTGCGCGCGCCTGGTTTGCTTTCCGTGGTGCGATTAAGCTGGATGGCACTATTTCTGACGAACTGACAGGAAAACTGGTTACGCATGATTCCAGCGCCAGTTATGACTCCACCAGCTATCAGGACACCCTGCGTTATCTCTATAGCGATCTTACCCGCGATCCAATCCAGCTCGATGACTTCCGCCTTGCGTTTACCGGCGAACTGCCAGCCAGTGATGACGAGTTGCTTAATTTATTGGCCAGCACCCCTGGCATTGCGGTTTCACCGTATGGCGGGATTGTTCCGTTTGCCCGCGCCACCAGCGGCGACATTAACGAGATAGTGACTCCAAAACAGGAATTCCTCGCCACGCTCCCCGACGGTCCAGTAAAGAACAACGTCCTTAATCAGCTGGCAGCGATCGAAGAGAAGCGCATCAAGACGCCAGCAGAGAATATCCGGTTTAAGCTCAATAGCCGTTGGTTCGACCGTTCCGTCATTCTGGAATTTTTGCAGGAAAACGGCTATCCGGATCTGCGCTATGTGCAGTCAGTGCAGTTGGAAGGCGACGAAATGGTTTCTGACACCTATCACGGTGGTGATGGCCTGTTCGTCGGGCACCGATACGGTGTCGTCCAGCGCAAGGATAAAGAAACAGGCGAGATCCGCTACGAGTGGGACCGTAAATCAGGAGAAAACGCGACCGGGTTCCCGGCACAGCTGGAAAAGTATCTCAATGGTGCGCGTATCGGTGGCAAAGATAGCGCGACGGCGAACGGCTACCGCGAGCAGATGGCACTGCTTGAGGACCAGTTCAATAAGTGGATCAAGACGCACGATCGCTACGATGAACTGGTTGCCAAATACAACGATGTTTTCAATAGCAATATTCCGTATGAACACTCTGGCGATCCGCTTGGGTTGAAGGGATTAAGCGGTAAGCGCCAGCCATTTGATTACCAGAATAGCGAGGTGCGCCGACTGTCAGAAGATGGGCGCGGCATCCTGGGTTTCGGCACAGGGCTGGGTAAAACCACGACCGCGCTGGCGCTTGAGGCGTTCAACTATGAGAACGGTCGCTCCACCCGTACTGCGTATGTAGTGCCTAAATCAGTGCTGGAAAACTGGTATTACGAAGCAAAAGAATTCCTGAGTGAAGAGGCATTCAGTAACTACCTGTTCGTCGGTCTTGATGTGCTGATGGATGGCGATCAGATTCGCCAGGTGCCGGTGCTCGATGAGAACGGTAAACCAGTTCTTGGTACTGATGGCACTCCAGTTATGCGCGATGCTCTTAAGCTGGCAGATGAAGCCACTATCACGGCGCGGATGAACGCGATCCCGCACTCAAATTACCGTGCAGTCGTGTTTACCAAAGAACAATACGCCCGCATTCCGCTACGTGATGACACCGTAGATGAGCATGCACAGGATATGCTTTATGACTTCGTTGCCGCCGGACGCGTAGCCAGCGCAATGGACTCCGACTCCCACCGCAAAGAGGCCGCGCGTCGCCGGGTATTGTCGGAGTATTCAGATACCGGCACCGAAAAAGCAGAGAAGTATCCGTACTTTGAGGATATGGGCTTCGATAGTGTGATCGCTGACGAAGGTCACAACTACCGCAATAGCTATAAAAATGGTCGCGAAGCGTCACAACTGGCCTATCTGCCCACCAGCGCGGTGGCGCAATCGGCGCGAGATATGGCAATTAAAAACGCGTACCTGATGAAAAAGAATGGTGGGCGCGGGCCGGTTCTCCTGACTGCAACGCCAGTCGTTAACACCCCGATCGATGCATACAACATGCTTTCTCATGTTCTGCCGAAGGAATACTGGCAGAACATGGGGATCTACGGTCCTGATGACTTCGTTAAATTCTTCGGCAAGACCAGGCTGGAAACGGTACAGAAAATTAGCGGTGAAGTTGAAGAAAAAATGGCGCTGGTGGGCTTTGAAAACCTTGATGCGCTGCGCGGTATATTCCATCGCTGGGTAACGCTTAAAACGGCGGAAGACGTTAAGGATACCGTGGAGATCCCGGAGCTGGACGAACACCAGCAGGATGCACCACTTACTGAAGAACAACTGGCGGCGTATGAAGAATTGCGTCAGCAGGCGGAAGCGGCGGCCAAAGCCAACAATGGCGTAACGACCTCGGTCAATGAAGACGGCGTGATTGAGCACGAGAAAGCCCGTCCGATCTTCTCAATAATCAGGGATATGGACCGCGTATGTACTGACATGGACCTGTACTATCGCCGGATCACCTATCGTTTCCTGCCGGAGTACGCCGATGCGGTGCAGCAGCTGGCGGACAGTTTGCCTAAACAAGCCACCAGCGAAGACGACGACAGTGATGATTCAATCACGCAGCAATCGCAATACTCCCTGATAGATAAGGGCGAGTTTATTCAGTTGCAGGTTCCGGAAGCGTTCGAGCAGGAAGTGAATAAGCGCCTGGCCAGGTTTGGCATTGACGAACAGACCGTAACTCACCCCGTTACGCCCAAATACGCGAAGCTGATCGCCACGCTGAAGGAGTTTTTCCCGGAAGGTAAGCAAATCATCTTCACCGATGAAAAAACGCAGCACCAGAAGCTCAAGCGCATTATCTGCAATGCTCTTAACCTTGAACCTTCAAAGGTGGGGATCCTGAATGCTCAGACGGTTGCCGAGGCAGGTAAAACCGGTCAGAAACTGAAAGCTGTTAAACCGCCGAAAGAGCTACCGGATGAACCAACAGATGCGCAGATAGCGAAATACAACGAGCAAATGGCTCTGTATGACGCCTATATCGCGCAGCAAAATGAAATGTCGCTGGGCGGGCTGGAAAAGATTGCTGCCGACTTCCAGGAGGGCCGGACTCCGATCATCATCTGCAACAAAAAGGCAGAGGTGGGTATCAACCTGCATCGAGGAACGACTGACATCCATCATCTGACGTTGCCATGGACACCAGCCAGTATCGCACAGCGTAACGGTCGCGGTGCCCGAGTTGGCTCCAACCGTGCAAGCGTTCGCGTTCACTACTACTGCGGCAAGGGTTCTTTCGATGAATACCGACTGAAGACGCTGAAGCGTAAAGCAGGCTGGATATCCGATATCCTCCGTTCAGATAAGTCAGAAATGGAGAACGCCGACGCCAACGATATGATCGAAATGCAGATGTATACCGCTAAGGATGATGGCGAACGTCTGGCAATGATGCAGGTTCAAATGGATAAGGCGAAAGCCGCGCAACGCGCTCGCCAGAAAGAACAGGCTACTATCGACCTTCAGAACTACATCAAGGCGCAGCACGCAGCTGGCGAGGATGTGGAGGTACTTACCGCTGAATTAGAGCGAAGCAAAGCGGAACTTGAAAAGACCACCGCCGACGTCGCCAAATTCAAACAGGCGGCAATGGCCAAGGCAGCGGATAACGCAGACTGGAAGGCACGATGGGGGAGTGTCCATAACGCTGACCGTATGTTGTTAGCTCAGTATCGTGCATCGTTGAAAAGTGCCATTCAACGTAAGACTGATATCTCTCAAGCCATCTCCCGCTATGAGAAATTATTGAACCGTACCCAGAAGGCCGCGACGGATATCAAACGCCTGCGCCCGCTGGTGGAGGATGCAATAAATAAAGGAATTCTGGATGTTGATCCTGACCTGGTTAACCATGCGAGTGAGTTTCTTGTTATCGGCGATCGCTCATGGCGTGTAGGCCAATACTACGATTGTGCCGGTGATATCGTTCGCATTAAGTCGCTGGACTTCGACAGCCAGCGCGCAGACGTGGAGATCATCTTTACCTTAAAAGGCACCAAATCGGGTAACTGGGATGTGAAGACGCTGGATAAACAGGTTGATGTAACTCCCGATGAAGATGCAGTTATGCAGAAAATCAGTGGCGGCGTCTCCATCGCCGGGATTAATGACATCATTTCCTGTGACGATTTCTACCGTTTCCAGCAGCGCGGCATGATCAAAATCACTGACTCGTACGGCGTCCAGACTACAGAGTCAGGCTACAGCATTGATTTTGTTGGTACCTATACTGATCCACTGAAGCATGCTGTTTATCCTGATCGCCGTGACGGCGCGCTGAAGTCGTCAATTGCAAAATGGGTGCTTGGTATGATGTCGGAAGGGAATAACCACCAGGTCCGTTTGGCCGAAGTGTTCCTGACGGAACTGTTTGGCTCCAATTATGGCGATGTAATCGCGTCATACGGAGATACGCTATCCCCTGAAGCAATTCAGGAGAAAATAGCGGATGCGATCGCCAGAATGCCGGAAAAAACAAGCCAGGGGGCTACTCGTAACGGGGATTCTGAACTTGAGGTCACCAATGCCATTTTCGGTACCAATGAGTTCCGGGCGTCAGATTATGAGATCACCACAACACAGTTTGGCACCATTGGCATTTACAGCAATAAAGACGAGATCAAGCAGGCAATGGACGCTGCAAGCGCGCGCATTGCAGCAGAACGGAAAGCTAATCTGAATCATGCAGTCGCCACGCTGACTCAATCGTGGGTAACAGCAATCAGGGAGGCCGCCACCACAGGGAAAATCACACCAGCAATTGCGGATGTCGTAAACGACGGCTCTAAATTTATGGATGCCTATAAAATGGATGCGGTGCAGTTGCCATCAGCCTATGGACAACTCAGCCATCGCATGACCTACAACCTGGTATCAATGTTTTCCGATCTTGCCATCCTTGGGCTGGTGGACCTTAACGAGGTTACGCCGGAATTGCTCAGCATTCGTAATAATCATGTGGAGATATTGCACAGAATTAACACGGTACTTGCCGGGCGCACCGATGAAGAGAAACAGGCAGACGCTGATCGGATAAACCTGGCCCTTGGTAACATCACGGAGGAGGAAATTGCCGCCAGAAACGAGAAACAAGAAGAGTTATCATCAATACAGGGGGATGCCACCAGCATAGCTCAGTCTCTTGGTCTGAATTATCGCGTATCCACTGCCGACCTGAAGATGATGTACGCACCAAAATTCGCCTCTGGCGAGGTATTTGGGCTTCAGGAGGCGTCCGGCATGAAAGGTGTCCTTTTCCGTGCTAAAGACGCAATCAAGGTGAAATTCGGCGCTCGCTGGCTGCCTGCGAAGGCGAAGAACAGCGATTTCCCGGGTAACTGGTGGATTATCGAGACAAAACACAACGTGGCGGACGTTCTGGCCGTCATCCAACAATACGCATAACAGGAGCGCCCGGTTCGCCGGGCGTCGCATAATATGACCACACTATCTGATACAATAAAACCGAATAAAACATATCTTGAGGCGGTACTCCGTACAGCGTTGTTAGGAAAGACAGAAGACGAATACGTTGATTTCTTCCTGTCAGGGCTACGCGGGAGATTACTGAAAAATCCCCGCCTGTACCGCAGCTATGGCCCATACTGGCCGGAAATTAAAAAATTATTACTGGAGCGCGGTTATGGTAATTTCGGTCGTCTCGTTGACCGTGACGTTCGCAAAATTTACCGTTATGACCGCCCGGCGCTAACACTCATAGCCGCGACGCTCTACAGCCAGGAGCGTTTTGATAATGGTCAGATATACTCAGCCTGGCATTTACTGCCAGTGCCTGAAGAAGTTGACGACCAGGACTATGAGTTTGAGTCTTACGATTTGGAAGTTGAAGCCTTGGCACAGGCTGGAGAGAAAACTTGAAAAAGCGATACTACACAGTAAAGCATGGGACGCTACGAGCATTACAAGAGTTTGCTGACAAGCATAACGTTGAGGTGCGCAGGGAAGGGGGAAGTAAAGCTCTGCGCATGTACCGTCCTGACGGAAAATGGCGGACGGTCGTCGATTTCAAAACTAACAGCGTTCCCCAAGGCGTCCGCGACCGGGCATTCGAAGAATGGGAGCAGATCATCATAGATAACGCATTGCTCCTGAATGCTGATTAAACTTCCCGAGTTTATGCCCGGCACTCGACCGGGCTGAAAAGTTTTATGCAGAAGTAATCATGTTTAACATTTGGAGATTAAACCATTTGTGATCTTTTCAGCATTTTGGAGCTGTAGGATTATTTTTTTGCCGATACCATAGCTTGTATAATGGTATCAATATCGCGATTATTTAACATGAAGATGGGGATACCATTAATCTTGCCCGTTTTATTGGTACTCATCACGCAAAGCCCCTCATACATCCCTCGGGTTTTTGTGAAATTAGCGACTGGTGGAGTAGTGTAATTCCCTTTAAAGTGCATCCCCGCTGATTCATAAAAAGGAACTAAAGCAGACTGGCAAATCAATCCGACTTCATTTGGAAATGCAAGTATTTCTGCCAGTATCTTACTTCCAATCCCATTACCACGATATTGCTCATATACATAAATTTTATGGCAGTACAATGGTAAGTTTCCTGATGGATGTCCAAAAATTAAGGCGTACCCGAACAACTGTCCTTCATTAGTAAAGCCCATAATGCGTAAATGTCCGGCTCGGTAACACTCTTCAAATACGTCTATTATGTGGCTTCGTGCCGCTTTCAGTTCCTCTTCTGTCGCAAACATCATCATCCCCATCAGCGATGGGGTACAGGCCAGATCCTGAATAATCCCATTAGCTTCATTTTCGAAGATTAATGGTAGGTGTGGTACAATTTCGTTTGTCGAAGTGTCAGGCATAGAAAAACTCCTTCGTTTTTTGAGCTGATGTTATCAGCGATAGTGATGAAGGAGAAACAATTTTGACTCTCTTAAAGAGGTTGCCCTTCTTGATAGAAAACGGAAAAATGGTAAACAACGATCTCCGTTATTTAAACAAATAGTCGGTTAAAAGAAATTTCCTTTTCCTGTTAACAATCCTTGCGGAACTTGCTTTTGCGTCAGCGCATGGGTACCGCGAATTATGTTAATCAGAGGGCTTAGTAACGATGGTTCCTGGCGTGCCTCAACTTCTCCAGCCATTGCCCTGATGTAGTCGGCGCTGGCAACGTTGTTGTATTCCGTTGCGAAACAGCATAACAATGTCAGAACATGCTCTGTTGTTATTTCGCTCCAGTTGATGTTGAAAAATTCATCGCCTTTTTTATCGTGTTCTGAATCGAAGATGCTTTGGTGAAGGATGTATTTGCCGGATTCCTTGCGCGGTAACTTGATCGCTTTCTGGCGTTCCAGCTCCTTGTAAATCTGCATTGCTTCAATCAGTACCGGCCTGCCGTTCGTGAAGGGATCGCGCAACCTTACACGCTGGCCAACTCGACCGGTAATAAAGCTGTTTTCCTCTTCCACCAGCACGATAAAACCCTTTTCCTCTTTTTCTCGCAATTCGCGCAGCAGCTGGAGTTCCATGTCACGGCGGCGTTCAGGGTAGCTGGTCCGATCAGCCATTATCAGCTCGTTGTTGATCCATGCAGCAGTCATTGACGCCGGTTTGCCGACGTTCATCGAAACAACGCATATTTTCTTATCCATAGCGCCCCCTACAAAAAAGAAAAGCCACCAGCGGCGGCTTAGCAATACAACTGAAGGTAGCGCCCGGTACTCAGACTGTGCCGTCCATGGAATATTTGAAAAGGGATCCATCCGTACCGGGCGTGTGATGATTCTGACTGAAGTCACTTGTCAGTTGTCAATCATTTATTATTAAAAATAATATATTTATTAGTGCATGACGTTTGCCATCTCGTAAGCATCAGCCAGCAACTCCATCTCTGACTTGTTCAGCAAGGTGAATTCTTTCTTGCCTCCAACCACACCATCGGCATGAACAGGGACCAGCCAGGGGTATTTTGCTCTTACTTCAGCCGGTGCTGCATGCTGGTGGTGCCATCTACAAAGTGGCAATTGCTTTTTATGACAACCCGGCGCGGTACGACCGGCGATATGGTGCAGAGACACCTCATTAGATATTACTCCATGCATATAGCAGGCAATGCAGGGGAGAGCGCCAAGAGCATTGGCGATGCGCCGTTCCTCCGCCGTTGGTGTTCTCCCCTTCAAGCCACGAGATTTTATTTTTACCGCGCTTTTCCGCGTTTTGCTGGCTGGTGGGCGTTCTTTCTGTTTAGCGATACGGCGGTCGATAGTATCCCGCATTTTCTGATATTGAGATTCTCGCCAGACCGGATCAGCCAACTTCTCCCGTTGCCGAGCGATCGCTCGTTCTCTGGCAGCCTTCTGCCACTTACGGTGCTGTTCAATTTTTTGTTCGATTGTTTTCATAAGGTAAAAAAAAGGCGGCCTTTAGGCCGCCAATGATTTCAAAGGAGTAGGTAATGGCCATGTGTTCGTAGTTGACTCACGCCACCTCTAAATTATAACAATTAATTAGAGCAATGGTATCTATTTTATTTATCGCGAATCACATTCTTTCACTTTGGCACCTATGTGCTATACTCGTTCTTGATTGATTGGATGCGGAATACAAACCCGCTTTTTTGTGCAGCCTGGCTCCTTGCCAGGCTTTTTTTATTTCATCATGGAAGCTGTTAACGCTTTGGACCTTGCTGAACTGATTGAGAGGGCTTTGTCAACGTGCCCCAAAAATTCTCCAAACTCAGACATCACTTTGGCAAAACCGCGCCGTGCTTCTTCCTCGGTGGCATTCATCACGAAATGTTCAGCACTACGCATACTTTTGACAGGGAACGCAACGGATATTGAGTCAATATCAGGCATTCTATCGCTCAACTTTACAGTGACAATGACGGCTGGCGACTGAATATTAGTGCTTACAGACAGCAGTACATATTTTCCGTCGATGTTGAAATCCTTTCTCATATGTCACCATAAATGTAAAATAATTAGAGCAATTTCTTATGAATTGACGGCTAATCACCATCTTCCAGTAGGCGCACCATTGCCCCCGTTTCACTATCCAGATTACGGATATAGTTCATGACAATATTTACGTTGGTCCAGCCACCAGCTTGCATGATCTCCGGTATTGAAACTCCGGCGCGGGCCATATCTCGCGCGGCTCCGACACGGGCACTGTGTCCAGACCAGGCCAGGTACCTCTGGCCAGAGTCATCCTTAGCCCCGTAAATCAATCGGTGAGTTGCTTCAAAAATCCCTTCCAGGGCACGAGTTGATAGCTGGCTGGTGGATGATGGCGCGGCGACACCATTTTTTCTGACCCGGCAAAACAGGTAGTTATTCGGATCATCAGCGACACCAGAGACAGAAATCCATCGCTCGACCAGTTTAGTTACCCCCAGGCTAAGTGCCTTCTCTACACCTGCGGTGCTAACCAGCGTTTTCGTTCTGCCGATATGGATTAACATTCTCCCACCGTCAGTACGTGAGATATCTTTAACCCTGATCCTGGCAATTTCGGCTATACGTAACAAGGTGTTATAAGCAATCCCCAGAAATGCCAGATTACGTATATCCTGGCAGCGATCGCTATTTTCCATGAGTGAACGAACCTGGTCGAAATCAGTGCGTTCGAACGCCAATGCCTGTTTTGCACGTTCACCGGCATCAACGTTTTCTTTTCGGATCCGCCGCATGACCAGTGAAACAGCATTGCTGTCACTTGGTCGTGGCAGCCCGGACCGACGATGAAGCATGTTTAGCTGGCCCAAATGTTGCTGGATAGTTTTTACTGCCAGACCGCGCGCCTGAAGATATAGAAGATAATCGCGAACATCTTCAGGTTCTGCGGGAAACCATTTCCGGTTATTCAACTTGCACCATGCCGCCCACGACCGGCAAACGGACAGAAGCATTTTCCAGGTATGCTCAGAAAACGCTTGGCGATCCCTGAACATGTCCATCAGGTTCTTGCGAACCTCATCACTCGTTGCATCGACCGGCAATGCAGGCAAATTTTGGTGAACGGTTAACGAATTAGTCATTTATTATGCGTAATTTTAACAGTTAAGCCTTGTTCATGAAGTATCTCATCAATAATTCGAATCACATCCCCTGGTAGATCATCGTTCTCGAAATATCTGTGATCGGGGATTTCTACAGTGATTGGGGTTGCTGCTTTATGCAAAATCCGAACAATCTTTTTTTCTTTTTTGCATGTTGCATATTCAGCCTCTTCGATATCTATCCAGCTCGCTCCATCAAATTGCTGGTAAACCCGAGTGTATAGTAAGCGGTTTCGCTTTACTTCTTCTGCTAACTCCCAAATTGCAACAGCCATAGCACGTTCATTCTCACTCGTTCCAGGGTTAGCTGCTTTTTGTTTTGCGTCCTTAAGTAAGGCGTTTACCTTGGCATCTGTCAGGCTATTAAACATGCATCACCTCATGATCAAGTTAAATTATTGTTTTCAGCAGAGTGTACAGGATTGCCTCTGCCTTTACCTGGTTATGGTTCTCGTCATAGAAACGCCAGCGACCGCGCGTGCGTTCTATTTTCTCTTCACCGCGAGATAATGACAGTTGGTAACTATCACGCTCAAAGCCTTTTGCCCGCCAGTAACCACGGTTTTTCTCAAGCTCAAGATGAGTGGACACTTTAGCAGCTGAATATCCCATTTTTCACCTCTGATTGATTGGTGGTGCTAAGCGCGCTACGCGAAATCTGGAGCACTAACTCTGCCAACTTTTCTCAGATTTTACGTAGCGCAATCTTGATCAAATGATCAAGTGATCACTATTTAACCTGACAAGGTATTGAACTGTATGGATTTACAGGTAAATTGATCATGTTCAATAACCCTTAAAATAACTTCGTATAATGTATGCTATACGAAGTTATCAGGTCCGAAGAGGAGTTTACGTCCAGCTGTGCACAAAAATCAATAATTATTAGAGCAATAAATTTAGAGAGAAAAATCCCACTCCACCAGCTAAAAACTGGATTGTTTTTCATAGTTGTTTGACAATTGCTCTAATAAATTATAGTTTTGCCGACGTTACGTAATACGACTTTGGATTCACTATTTAATGTGTCTTCAGCGTTGTAGAGCGGCTCAGAAGGAAATGAGCAAACAGGGAAACCTTATACAACGGCATTACAGCTATGCATTGCTCATCTTACACACAGCGCAATGTTGTTAGATTACCCCAGCATGGATCATGGGTGAAACAGTAGGTCAGAGCTTCAGGCTCTGTGTTGTCAATACAGTGAGGCATAATTATGGCTTTCATTCAACCAACCATCGACGACGTTAGACATTGCTCTAACGCTTTATCTGTAGACCCTGCCGAAACCGACGCTGCCCGCGCCATTGCTGAACACTACTCAAAGATATCCAATCAGGAGTACCGCATCACCCAAGACGACCTGGATGACCTCACTGACACAATCGAATATCTCATGGCAACTAACCAGTTGGACTCACAATAAATGCACTAATAAATCTATTATTTTTGTTTGATCCCTCTATAATATAGGTCAGTAATGACCGGTTTTCTCAGCCGGGCGTTATTGACCATGTCAATTCTGGAGGAGGATCAATGATAAATTATGTCTACGGCGAACAACTGTACCAGGAGTTCGTCAGCTTCAGGGATCTCTTTCTAAAAAAAGCTGTTGCACGCGCCCAACACGTTGATACAGCCAGCGACGGTCGTCCTGTACGCCCGGTTGTCGTTCTACCGTTCAAAGAAACTGACAGCATTCAGGCTGAAATTGATAAATGGACTTTAATGGCGCGGGAACTGGAACAGTACCCAGACCTCAATATCCCAAAGACTATTTTATATCCAGTGCCTAACATCCTTCGCGGTGTGCGTAAGGTTACAACTTATCAGACAGAGGCTGTGAACAGCGTCAACATGACCGCTGGCCGCATTATTCATCTGATTGATAAGGACATTCGCATCCAAAAAAGCGCGGGGATCAATGAGCACAGTGCGAAATACATAGAGAACCTGGAAGCAACAAAAGAGCTAATGAAGCAGTACCCGGAGGATGAAAAATTCCGTATGCGCGTACACGGCTTTAGCGAAACAATGCTGCGCGTCCACTACATTTCCAGTAGCCCTAACTACAATGATGGTAAATCAGTTAGTTACCATGTGCCACTGTGTGGCGTGTTTATCTGCGATGAAACTCTCCGTGATGGAATTATCATCAACGGTGAATTCGAAAAAGCAAAATTTAGCCTTTATGACTCCATAGAACCGATCATCTGCGACCGCTGGCCGCAAGCAAAAATATATCGCCTGGCAGATATTGAAAATGTAAAAAAACAAATTGCCATCACTCGCGAAGAGAAAAAGGTTAAGTCAGCCGCATCAGTTACGCGCAGCCGTAAAACCAAGAAGGGGCAGCCAGTAAACGACAACCCCGAAAGCGCGCAATAAATTATGCCCGGCATCAACCGGGCATTCTTCCATTATTCAGCCGCCACCGGTTTTAACAAGCCAGCATCGAGCAGTTTACGCGTCAACCACTGCTGGCCTTTACCCGTTAATTGAGGCGTCAACCGTATCTGGTAGCCATCTTCATCATCCAGCACCACTTCTTTCACCGTGAAATACCCCGCGTTGATGTACTGCTGGAACGGCACATTTTTACGTCCACCGGACGCTATCAGGATGCCGTTCTCCCGTAACCAGACAAACAGCGCGTTTTGCTTAAGTCCAACAACCTTTGCAAAATTCCCAATCAGGATCCCTTTAGCTACTGATACCCGGTCGGCAAAATCGACCTTAGGAGCGGCGGCCACCAGCTGCTGATTTAGCTGGTGGGCTTTCTGTTCCAGAAGCTGCTTTTGTTCAGCCAGTTCGGCAGCCAGGCGTAGGGCTTCTGGTAATGTTTGGGGGATTGCAACCGGTTGCTGTTCTTTTTGCCGGAAGTAGCTGTCTTCCAGTTTTTCAAAGAATGCCCATGCCTGATCGGTTTCGAGCATTTTAGCGTGGCGGGCTGCGCCGCGTTCTGTCCAGAGGGTGAGTGAGCGAACATTGCGAGCAATTTTTACAGAGTAGTTTAAAGCTACTCTGTGCTTCAACTCGCGCAATGATTCTCCTTCAACTTTGAAAAAGTGCTTCCCTTCAACAAAGCGTACTTTGTTCTCATGATGATTTTGGCGAATACGGATTGTTTCTGTCCCATACCCTCTAGCAAGAGTCTCGGTTGTCACTACACGCACTCCCTGCCATTCCAGAACGGGAATTTCATCAGACTGATTCTGAACAACCACCAGCTCCGATTCCTGAACTGAAGGTGCATGAATTTTTTCTGATTTAACGTTAGTTGCTTTCATTCTGTGTGCCTCCTTGCGTGCTTCGGCTGCGACGGTTGCGTAATTCAGATGACCCTGTTCGAGCAGGTATTCGCGGATATCAGACAACAGGATACGGTGAACCGCGTTCTTGTCCTTTCTCCGGTAAAGTTGTTTGGTGATCATGAAGTAGTTGGCAATAACGCCTGGTATATCCCTGGTACTGATACAGGCAGTGTGCTGTTCAATTGCCTCGATCATCTCTTCACGGGTAACTAACGATGTTCTCATAGTCCCTCCTGAGCAGAAGCGTTAACAGGGAGGCACCAGTAACTGAGAGAATTGCGTGAATCAGTGGAAAAACGGGCAGAGAAAATACATGGGGCGTCAGGAAGCTGAGAGCGGGCCTCATCTTCTGTTGGTGCAATAACGAAGTGATAGTGACGTTTTTGGCAGGAGTAAAAGCGCCAGATAAATTCAGGATGAGTTGGGGTAGGGATAGTAGCCATATTGGCAGCCTCCTTAGACGTTGGTATGTAACCACCGCAGAAGAGACCAATCTTGCTGGCGGTGGACTGTACGGAGTTGGCCTTACTGGCGTCCAAGGTAACCAGCCTACCCGAAGGTAGCCCCATACAGCCCACCATTGTAGAGGTGTGCGTGTACGCCGATACAAAAAAAGACGCGAGCGGCGTCTGTATCGCCTTAGACTTAAGCGGGAGGCCAATCCCGGCACCCGTTTTAATGAGGTGCCTGATAAGCATAAACCGAAAATGCCTCAAGGCGCAAGAGGTCAGGTTCAATGTAACATCGGTAGTTAAAAAACACAATTCATTAGAGCAAATGTTCATTCATTAAGCCATGCCAGAGCTTCATCAACCTGCGCTTCGTCTTCGACGCTAAGCACTTCATCCTGGGGAACATAATCCGCCAGCATAGCGAAACAATATGTATCCCAATGGTCTGGTGAGTGCAGGTTGAGTTTTTTCTTCATATCCTCCTTACTCATCACCTTCCATTGACCTGCGGAGTTAATCCCTACAGGGATTTTCGACGCTTCCTCAATAGTTTCATTACCCTTATCCAGTCTCATACGACCAGATTTTACGGCCTCTGCGGCTTGAACATTGGCATAAGCACGTTTATCAAAGTACAGGCTCTTATCTTCACGGCTATGCATCTTTTTACCCCAGCGTATACGCTGTACGGTAATACCATAATACTCGTACATCAGATCCGCCGTTGCTTTACCCAGGCCATCGCCGTCTATCGCTATGGTGATATTGGGGAATCGCTCAGGATTACATTCTGCGAAAATTTTGGCGGCAAGCTGCGTTTCTGTAACGTCTGTGTATTCCAGCATTCGATAGTTGATTACACGGCGTTTATTTCGCTGGCCGGACACCATCATGATATTGATAACGGACTTATCCCGTCCTGTACCACCAGCAACGTCCACACATGCAAGCCAGCCCCATCCTTTGGCAATCTTGACTTTCCGCCGCGTCGCACGTTCAACCTCATCACGTCCAAGAAGGAAGCCATCCTGTGATTTAGGGAATAGTCCGCGTACCTTAATCATGTACATAGGGTTATCACGCCCGCCGTACTCCGCCAGCTTCATTTTGATAAATGCTGGAGTTACCAGCGGTGATTCCTCACTGTTAAGCGTGATCGCCGTATAAACGCCATCAGGGTTACCAGGACGCTTGGCCAGTTTATGGTGAGTATCGTAGAAATAGCCGCTTGGGCGTGTAGGCTGTGACAGTAATAAGATGCGGTTATCCTGTCCGGTAAGAGCACCGGTGATGATACCGAAAGCTCTATCACTGACACCGGAGGCTTCATCGATAATATACAGAAGATGATCTGCGTGTTCACCGGCGAGAGCTTCTTCACTTCCCAGACGAAAGCCCTTCGGTACTACAGTCCATACACCTTTACCAGTAACCTCATAGAAAGCGGTTTCTGTCAGAACAAAATAATCAGCAAGCCATGGAAAACGGCTGGTGGCAGTAGCCCAGTTTATCTTGATGTACTTGAATATACCGGTCATTACCTGCTGAATTTTGTTCGCAACGATAATGGCGCGGGCACCGGGATACATGATTATGAACAACATGATCATGATAGAAGTCATGTCTGATTTCCCGGTACCGTGACCAGACGAAACAGATGTCTTGCTACCCTGTTCCTGCACAGACTCAATAATCAGATCCTGCTGCCAGGTAGGTGTTTTGCCGAACAAAACATCAGCGGCAGCAATCCAGTCATAACGATATAGCGCCACCAGCTCGCGCCAACGTGGATCCGTTACGCAACTTCTGGCCATTAATCATCATCCCCGTATAGCTTGCGGGTAACTTCTTCATCTTCCTCCTCGTCTTCGTCCAGGTCTTGTTCCAGCCATGGGTCGTTTGATACACCTTCAGTATCAACATCTCCATAACCGCCTGTATCAACGATATCGGCGATTTCTTCCCTACGCTGCTCAATCCACAATGCGGCATCGGCGCGGCGGTTGGCGGCCCGTTCTCGCGCAACTTTGTCCAGATCTTCAAGAGAAGGGCCACCGACGGCTGTTTGCCTTTCCTCATCATCGGTATTGGTCTTAGGAGCACGCAGATCGGCTTTGATTTGCTCCAGCATCAGGGGCGGCACTTTTCCGCCATGCGCCTCGATGAATTCAGCTGCTTCCAGCACTGACCAGTTATTTTCACGCTTTCGTTCGTATGCCAGCTTAACAATGCCAGCTTGCCCCATAGATAAAGCGTGCTTTTCCGCCTCCCGGCTTTCTTTTCGATAGTTATTCCGGATGCTGTAAATGGTGTTGATCAGGCTGCTTATCTGCGCGGAACAGCTGTTTAGCATGCTCGCGATACGATATTCAGGCGGAGTCCCTTCATCATCGTCTTTTTGCTGATCGCGCATTTCCTGCACCAGACGAATACACGTATCCCTGGCGTTCTCCAGCATAAGGAGATGAGAAAGAGACTTTTCCAGAAGAGTGGTTTCCAGAACATCGGCCCCGGACCGACGCAACATAGCGCGCGCGGCCTTCCGCGCTTCAACGTTATCTATCAGGTAATCGCCAGCTTCGAATTCAAAGCGTTCACCATCATCATCCAGGGTGTCGCGTTCCAGGCGATCACGTAAGGTCCGGTGGGCGCGGGTGATCACGTCATGATCATCAGAACGATCATTTATGCGCTTATTCTGGCGCTTCGCGTTCTCGACTGCGGCACTGACAACAGCATTAACTCTTTGTTTTTCAGCCATTTCAGCCACAATGTGATCACCTGCACGTTGATCATTAGCGTGATCAATGATCATGCTTTTTAGTGGTTTTCTGACAGGCTTATTTGGCTTACGGCTGTCCGCTGTTCCGGTGTCTTCTTTGAATGCACGGAGATAACGACGTGCGGTGTTTGGGTTGAGATTAAACTCGGCGGCATATTGTGCGATGGTGTAACCACCATCTCGCGCCAGGCGAGCAAAATTCTTCTTGTGATCGTCCCAGGTCACTTATGCTTCCTTTCGTATAAAACTCTTTTTGACGCGAGGGTAACGAAAGTCACATGTCAAAAGGCCCGGAACGGGCAAGCAATCAATCAGATACGTGCGGATGTGGCATTACCGTAATGACGGTGCTGACGGACCACCTTATTGAAAAGTTGACGCGCCATCACCCAAGGCTGGTGCTCCCGGCGTTCCTTTTCGTCCTGCGTCATATAGAGTTCGTTCTGGAGTTTTTCATCAAACCGGCGCGGAGCGCGGCTGCGGCGAAAGAATTCAGGATTCAGAGAGTGGATCTGAAATCTACGTGGGCGTGTACTGTCATCAATCAAAACAGACGAATACTTAGACACAGCGATAGCCTTTAAGCGCAGATAAACATCGCGCTTATCGACATCCAGATGCGGGTATTCCTTTTCAAGAATTGCTGCGAGTTCTTTCGCTGATAGAAGAGATTTAGTGCGGATCATGTAATCCGCAATCTCGTACGATGTTATTCGTGAGTGATTTATTTCCATGAAGTGGCGTCCCTGCCAGTTAAGTAACATCCTGTCACCTACTGATTAGCCCATGTCAACTAATCAACGTCGAATATAATACCCTCGATTAAAGAAATAGCAATACATTAGAGCAATTTTATCTAACGCTCGACGAGTGACTTGTGATAGCGCCGACTCCAAGCGCGTAATCAAAGAACAATCGTTGATGCATCGCCAGCCTACCGTGCGTCTTCTCCCAATTATCGCGGTCACGCTCAATATCACGCTGGCATGACTGGCACAGAGGAATAGCATAAATGTCATGCGCGCATAATCGACTATGACGAACGATATAAGGCGTAATGTGAGCGCCAGCTCCCGCAGCTCCACAGCCACAGCATGGACGGGAAGCCACAAAGTCCATGTACTCGGGCAATTTTAGCGATTGAAGTTTTGGTATTTTGAAATGCGCCATACCTGGGTCGGAGTCAACATCCACAGGGCATACTTTTGCACGCATCGGCGCGGCGCGTTCTTCCATCATCTGAACATATGCTGTAGCGCGATCGTCATACGGGCGAATATCCGCCTCTTTCAGAGGTCCGCTATCCTGCGGAGTAGCCTTCATCTTATTTATTGATATGCGGCAGACTTCTTCCGGCATCAGGTGCATCATGTTGCGCATGAAAGCCCACCAGCACAGCTCCTGAATACTTAAATCATGGCTATTTGAAAGGCCCATTTCCTGACGGGCGACATCCAGTATCCAGTTAACGCGATTATTGTGCAGCGTTTCTTTCAGCTCATTAAAACCACGCATCCGGTAATGGTTATCGTGATGCCAGCACAACAACACCGCGCTATTGTCTCGTTCTGCGTGGACAATATGGTTGTCACACCAGCTACGATCTGCGGCCTGGCATTGCCCCTCTTTCCTGCGCAACCACGCCACCAGCGCGTCAATTCCACCAATACGGCGAAACAGTTCATCGCTGTTAAAAAACGGCTGCAACGCCTCATTTGTTGCCATAGTTTGCTCGGAAACAACGAGGCCGTCGTCCATGTGCTCGATTAACTCACGCGGCACCGGCTCCATAATAAATTTACGGCCAGCCTCCACCAGCTTTCTGACTTCCTGATCCACTTTGAATGTGGCGACGCCAAGCTCTTTTTGTACAAAGGGAGTAATTACGGCTTTCACATCACACCTTTCATCACTGATTGGGCTTTATCTGCTGCCCGGCATTCTCTGTTTAAGCACAACCATTTCCTGACGGCATAACACAGCAATAGCGGTCCTGGCACCAATTTGCTTACCAACCAGGTATTGCTTTACCTCGCGGCGACTCACGCCATCAAGAAGCATCTTTAACGCTTCACGGGACAACTTGTTGTATTTGCGTGCCATTAATCTACTCCGCAGAACCATACAATCTACGTAACGTGTCGGCGACAGAAGATACAGATATCTCGCCAGTCGCAGCGCCTACGGTAAGGTCTGCCAGTTCAGGTGAATCAAATACCTGCACCCCGTTACGGCGTAGAAATAGCAGCGCACTGTTTAGCGCGGTACGCTTATTGGCATCATTGAATATATGCCCTCTCGCTGTAGCCACCAGGTAGGTGGCGGAGACTTCGAAAAGGTCGGTGATCTCTTCGTAGGCAACTCTGGCCTGAACTCTCCCGATAATGGCCTCTGCCCTACCCGGATCAGACATTCCCGGCAGGCCGCCGTAGCGGCTTATATTCGCATCATGAAGCGCAATAAGTTCTTCCGGTGATATATGCCTCATTATCGGTTAACCAGTTCCTTGTTGGTGGAGTCCAGGGTGTCAAATAGGGATGCAAATTCAGCATCCAGCGCCGCTTTTTTGTAGGCTTCGAAAGTAGCCTTGCTGACAATTACTGCTGGCTCACGGCCTCTGCGGGTGATTTCAACCTCTTCCCCGGCTTCAACATTGTTGAGCACTTCAGAAAGGTTGCCGCGCGCGGTACGGAAGTTAATGGATTGCATAAACACCTCGTGTACTCGTTATGTGTACACAATTATAAACTTCACAGGCATAAAGCACCAGCACTTTGCAGCTTAAATGACCGGACAATCATCAAACTCCCCACTCCGGGCATCATTGATGACATGAGTGATCACACCAAAAACAGCATTACTACCTGTGTAACCATCGTCATCTACTGGTAACGCCTCTTTCTTCCCGGTGCTTAAATCCTCCAGGTGCTGGCGCGGATACTTTCGGTATCTCTTTATGCGATATTCACCCTCCATAGCGCACACAAGCAGAGAACCATCAACCGGAGTAAGCGAGGAATCAACCACCAGCAAAGCACCCTGCAATATTCCCTCACGGTGATGGCTATCAGCTGCCCGCATGAAGTAGGTTGCTGATGGATGCCTGATTAGTTGCTGATCAAGAGAAATTCGGCTTTCAACATAATCCGCCGCAGGAGAAGGGAAGCCCATAGCGTTTTCACCTCAATAATACTGTTCATTTATACAGTATACATTAAAGAGACACCTTTGGCGCAAACGCGTTACGTACATCAACCACCGCTGATGATTTTGTGCTCTTTGCTACTATTCATCACCAACGGATCAGCGTAACCTCGTTGCCAATCAGTTAATAAGGAATTAGCTATGCCTAATCGCATTCCTCTCGATCCTGTATTGCCCAAAAATTTTGACTGCACTCCTAACGAGAAACGCTCTAAAGCTCAGCTGGACGCCTGGTGGGACCATCCCTATGGGGTTACAGAACATGACGGGAAAATTGTTGTTTATTGTCTGAATGGTGGCGCGTGGGACCGCCCATCCGTGCTTGGTTTGGCAAATAACTATGATGAAGCCTGTGAACTTGCCGAAAGACAGCAGGCTAGATGGGTGAAAACACGGTCACAGCCGACATTCATGTTTTCAAAAGAACCGCCATTTATACTGGCGAGGATGCCGCAGCGACCGGATCATCAACAAGAAATTGTTGCTGAATTTTCCTCAAGGGATGAGATGAATCTCTTCTCATTAAAGCAGGAAGAAAGGGAGCGCGTCGAAGTGTCTCCAACTCTCGACCACAACCGGATGAACCTGGCCCAACTCGCCTGGTACAGCAAAGAATTAGAGATGTCTATTGCCCGACTTGAAAACGAAAAAGCCGCTATCCAAGCCCAGCATGAAGTAGTTCTGAACCGGATTAGAGAAATGCAAAACGATAACAGGGGATTTTGAATGGCTAAAATCGAGTACCATCGCGATCGCGGTAATTACCTGGAAATATACGATCATGAATCTCTTAACGATATCAACGATGCGTTATATGAATACTGTGAAAAAACGAGCATCACAGATGCACCTGATGCATTTGTCGAGCTACCGGTATATCTCCGCGACATCTATGCAATACGAACACCGCCCGTATCGGTGATCCACATTGGCTATGTCCGCCTGTCCATCGAAGAAGATGAAGATCGATATATCGTGCGCCACTATACATTGGACAGAAAAGAGCTTCCCAATGAATGGAACATGAGTAATTTCTACAACGGTGAATATGGCTTAAAACCCGCTAAGAATGGCGCGGGCATTGCGTAATAGCCTAACAACTATTCTGTTTTCTGATATGCCGGATCGTTCCCTTTTGGCAACTGGAGGCTTAACTGCCGATAGTGCCGTAACCGTTCCATGAAATAGGTGCGCAGATTCTCTGGTTGCTCGCGGGCTACCTGTTCAGCTATGACAGGTATGTTCAATCGCTCTTTGTACGCCACACCGCTGGCAGCCAGATCAACGTTAACCTTATCCCGTTCTTCCTGACTTTTAGCTGCAATATTCCAGTCGCTCATATTTAAGGCTCACATTTCCAGATGGTATTCTGAACACCCGAACCGGGCGCAAGATTAGGGTTAGCGTTCGCGCTATGCTGATATACTGCTTTAGACTTCCCATATTGCTGACAGGCTTTATCTGCGGTTTTTTGCAGGCTATCCAGGCCATACCAACCATCTGACTGTATGCTTACCTTTTCACCGTCGTTGTATTGCACCATTGCACACCCAGATATAGCCAGTATCGCGCCGACAATAACGCTTTTCCATAAAACTCTATGCAACATATACAAAAATCCCCTCTGTGAATTGAGGGGATTTTAGCATGGTGATCAGATATCGGCCTTATTCGGAATTTTATCAGCCACCAGCGGCAATAAAGCCTTCGCCATTTCATGAACCAACATGGCATCAATGACGCCTAGCGTATGGCCCGGCTTAATCTTTAATGCGGCCTCAAGATAGCCTCTTTCCAGAGTGGTTTTTACGCTTTTCTTGGGCGATTGTTGGGAACTATCCGGAAAATCCGGATGGTTGCCAGCCACATAAGCTACCCGCAACCAGTGCATGAATGTTTCCGCAGACACACAACCGCAGTCCACATCGATTTTCCCGCGTTGCTGTTCCAGCCATTGCTCAAAATCTAACTTGTAAGCCTTACTTTCAGGTTCATCACCATTGAACTCGACTTTCTGCGACGCTATGAGAGCAGCTTCGTATTGTTCGCGAGTGACAACTGACTGGTATTCATCGCTATCAAGGTCACCGATTGGAAGCTCAATCTCACAACAAAAATTGCGCCCAAAGAAAGTGTCTTTTTTGTGGTCCGAGCCAAAAGCAAAAGTCGCGCATGGCGCCATTAAATTGGCACTGAGCAGGCGACAATCGATCATACCATCAGGCCACCCGCCGCACTTGGGCAGCTCCTTCACTAACAAGTCGATAAGCTTCATTTTTTTATCATCTTTGCAAGCCGCCAAAGCCATTTGGGCAAGTGCCAATACTTCATCTGCCGTATATCCAGCACCGTGACCATACATTTCGATACGGGAAATAATCTCTGATATACGCTCTTCAGTGATTCTGGTCATTTCTTTTTGCGCCATTTCTTTTCACATTCCTTAGTCCATTTTTCAATGTTCATTTTGGCAATATCAGTCATTCCATCACCTAAGAAATACTTTTTCCGGTATGTCTTGCACTTAAACCACACTACAACAGCCACCAGCCAGAAAATAAAAGGCCATACAGCAATACCAACGACAGCCGCGATAAAGCCCAATAGCCATAAATGAAGCTCTCCAACTTCTGTTTCCGGCAATATTCTTAAAGAATTAAACAGCAGGCTGAACGAATGGTCGTATGCATTGGCAGTATAAGACATGCAATCCATATAATTAAAGTCATAGCCTGCGGCTGCCGCCCATAATGGGCGGTCAAGAAAATGTTTTAGTGTCATCATATAAATTCAAGGTTCAGACCAGTTATCTTCAATAGCAATGCTTAATCTTTGTAGCCATTCTGCTAATTTCAGCATTGCTTCTCTTTCGCTTAAACCACGAGGAAAATCATCAAGTGAAATTGTTGGCTTGAATCCCCCGTAATTATCCATTTCAACTGTCAGATTTTGTTCCAGCACGGTATTTCTTACGCGACTATTGTGCCGGAGCAAATATACTGAGCGTGATTTATTGGTTTTGTGGTCTAGCTTATATTCGGTAAGTATCATCTGGCTTTTGCCATGATTATTACCTCTCCACATACTTACCTCACTTAATAAAACAACTCCATGCGTAGTTGATGATTTTTCCCCACGTAATATAAATCTGCACTCCGGCAGTAAAACCAAAGCCAACAATTGCTGAAAAAATCAAAACATTTACTTTTGACATTATAAATTTTCTCTCGGTGTCGTAGGTTATAGCACCATAATTGATAATTTAGTGAGTTAGCAGTTCCATTTTTTGGATGATTTCCGCATGAGCATCATCGTTGTCAACACTTAACTCGTTTAATGCCTCTCGCACTACATCAACTTCTTCTGGTTGGAAGAAGTCATCTCGGTAGTCACCAAATAGAACCGAAACAAGCCTTCCACCAGCAACATCAAGATTGGCGCTAACAGGTGGCTCTTTACCATCCTCAAATTCGATTACAAAAGTTAATTTCCCCATCGTTACCACCAGCGACAAATTGAATACAAACCCAGTGCTGCCGCCATCACAATTCCTACCGTTGCGAATGCTTCAGGCCAGCTCATTGACCTGCCTCCTGGGGAGGTTCTGGTAGCAGCATCCAGAACAAGGCGTTCCCTAACCAGGATAAAGTGCCGTCGCTCAACTCCACGTATTCCCCTTGCACCTGTCCTGCCATATACTCACCGTGCTTTGAATAAATTAAAATCCAATCATCTTGAGCGGGCATTCGCTCACTACAGCTTATCCAACCATCCGGAGTTACCTGAGAATTGCCATTTACCAAGTCAGCTCGAACATATAGCGTGTCATCATGGTGCTGATTGTGGCTGCACCACGTTAATTCGCTTAACTCGCCATCTTCTGGCCATACTCCAGCTGTTTGCAGCCAGATATGGGCTGGCGCATCCTGGCAAGGTGTATTAACTGGAAACTTGTAAGTTTGGCTTACAGGTTGGCTACCCTGAAGCATGGCAGCGTGGCAGGCATACTCAACGCCCTTAACTGCATCTGCGCAGTAGTTATAGCGATTGCATTCCACTAATTTCCGTTTGAGTTTTTCAATTGCCTGCGCGACATCAGCCTGTATTACAGGAACTGGCGGAACGGCTGTTTGCTCTCGAACGTCATTAGTCGCTATCGGTTCTGCTGCCAACTGACTGGCATATTTGTTAATGGTAACGATAAGCTCTTGCTCAGCCTCATCCAGACAATCACCGATACCTCGCCTGTCACCGTCAAAATCATCGAAATCGGCACGAATCTTGGCAACCTTCAGGATTGCGGACAACACTTCACTAGGAATTACCGGATAGTTGGTTGACGTTTCCGCGATTTCCCGAAAATTATTGGTTGACGAATTCTTATTTTCCCGAAAGTTTCCGGACTGAAGCATGGCGGCGCGGCAGGCGTTCCAGCCTCTAGCCTCTGCGATTGCCGCAACCGCATCAATCGCGAACATGTTCGAAGCTTTGGGCATCGGTTTTTCCTCCGGCACTATCGGCGCTGGCGGGGCGGTGTAAAGTGGAATAGCTTCTGTCTTGCACCCATCCCCCTTGCCGGGTGATAGTGGCGCAAGACACACCCGCCACGGGCCAATCTGCACACCGTCAAAAAGACTAGTAAGCCGCCATTTCCACGCTACAGGCTCCGCTTCGATCGATGCCAGTGCAATCCGTGCCAGTTCTTCCGCTTCTTCTGCTGGCAGTACAACGTTGCTACCCGGTCCGTATGTTTCGCGCCACTGCTTGATTGTCAGCAGTCGCTCTTTGGTTATAGTGGTCATTTGTTAATCCTCAAAACTTTATGCCCGGGCGCAAAAGCACGCGTTTTGTCTTTGCTTATTCGCCAGCCATCCTTGCGCGCCTCTTTTGCACAGCCAGCCCATGACGTACCTATATACTCACCGAAGTCTGGCGACTTATATTTGCCATCTGTACACTGGAGGCAATCACAATAGAGATGCATGGTGTAACTTGCAGCGATAGCCATATCACTCTCCTTTAGTGCGCAAGTGGTTTTTCCAGCGGTTTTGCGCCGCGCTGGGCTTTTTGCAAAAACCACAATCCATCATCCCGTAATATTTCATCAACCCCATCCGTCGGTTGCTGAGTCTCACCCACTGCCAGACGCCAGGAGCGTTTCTACGAACTAACAGAATCTTTGCTTTACGGTTTTTCATCTTACAGCGTACCCTTTCTTCCGCCTGTTCTGTGACGCAGTAGGCTTACGCTTTGCGGCAAAAGCCACCTGACCAAATGGATGGAGTACCGCTATCTTATGGTTGCTAATAACCAGCTCCACCACACGCACAGGTCGCTGTAAAAAAAGTCGTTTTGCCTTACGGTTTTTCATCGCTTTGCTCTCCTGCGTCTCTTTGCTGCTCGTCGTGCCGCTGCAATACCGGTATGGCGGCGCTTTGGTGCCGGGATGATGTTGTCAGCCATCAGGACATACGGCTTTGCAATTAGCGCAGAAGCCCAAAAACGAGTCGGGTACGGTAACAAGCCGATACATGCCACACGCATTACTCACCTCCTTTGATGCGAATGCCTGCGGCGCGGATTGCATCGATGACTTCAGAAACTTTGTATGCCATTACCGTTTGGTAATCATCGTGAAAATCTGTTCGATGAAGCATGCTGCTACGTTCCGGGAGCGATATTTCCCGAGCATCCAGTTCCTTAACGCGTTCCTCCAGTTCGTAGACCCTGCATTGTTCTCTATCATCAATCAGATATAACCCAAGACATTCGCTTTCTACCCAACCGCCAAAATCATGATCGTAACGCTCACATGAAAACTCACCGTCACCGTCCTTTGTTGGAATGGTGTAACTATCTAATGGGCCACCATATGTCGGCACATTTCCCAATGTTGGATGCTCAATCCACATGAAAAATGCACGTCCGGTTATTGGGCAAATATCTGGCCGCCATTGGTTACGAACAGCCTTGGTTTCGGATAATTCTTCAGCGTGTTGTTTTACTTCCTCAAGCTCAACTCTCAGCTTCCCTACCGTTAGCGCAATATCCTCGTTCTCCTGGTCGCGGCATTTTATGTATTGCTGGTTTCTTTCCCGTTCATCCAGTAGTGCCAGCACGGTTTCTGGTCCGGTCAGAAATTTGAAGGCGTTGAGCGCATCAATATCCACACCGTAATCCTTAAGTTCCTGTTCAGTTAACAAATCATCATCAACTGGCAACATTAACAGGTGTTCCATTGCCGGAATTGCACGCTCTGCCGCCTCACGCAGTGCCTGATAGTCAATTGTCATTCTCGCCATCCTTCACAGTTGTAATCACTACAGCCTTCAAAATCATATGGGCTGTACTGCCAGGTTATTTTTCCGCAATGCGGACAATTCCAACGCACCTTCCCGCTTCGCGACTTCTTTCTTCTGTTCTGCTCTTTCAACCAGTCAGGCATGACCAAACCTGCGCCCTGAACCATTGTTCTGCGGTTAAAGTTATTGATATTGAACGTCCGACGCTTTGCTGCATCAGCAATGGAAAATGGCAACCAAACTATTCCTGGTTCGTTTTTGTTGGCGACGCTAAAGATGGTCGCTTTACTGAAGTCATCTGTTGGCAATCCACCGTGTTGAAGCCAGTAAACATCGTTGCCGTTCCAGCTACCTTTTTTGTAGGCCACATACGCAGTGCAATCTGACTCAATCAGGCTTTCTGTGGGGATGTACTGGCAATCAACGTGCCACACAGCCATTGCATCCACGCTATCAGCGCAAACAGGCTGATCGATATCTCGTCCACAATTCCAGGCTTTTTGGGCTTCTTCCAGCGTGTAAACATGAGCGCGATCGATATCAGAACTGTAACCATTGCCGTTATGGCAATGGAATGAGGCGTTATTACCCACAGTTTCACGCAAGCACATCATGTAAAAGCGGTTATTCACTGGTTGCCTCCGCTTCCCACGTTTTCAGACTTTCACCACAGAACGGGCAAAATGAAACTCGAATAGGCGATTTAGAAAATTCACCAGACCGCAGCATGATCAGGTCTTGTGAATGAATTAATTCATGGTTATAGATTTTGTATTTCAGCAGACCTTTTCGCGTCGTGTATTCAGCGTCATGCTCCAGGGATTGTGCCAACGCCGCGCACGGTTCTATCTTGTTGCCATTAATTTGGCATTTTGACTCACTCACTGGTTGCCCCCTGAATACGCTCAAACTCTATTACCCACACCCAAGGATTAGCGTTCCAACTATCTTCGCCATAAATTGATTTCCATAGGCTACGGAAACCTGGGTAATGCTTATCGCCAATGAGGGGCGATTCTGTTGGTGCGCCCTCAGCCCTTGCATCGCATTCGCTGATATCGTTCAACCGCTCAACGCGCACGTTGGTAATTTCCAGAAGAATGCGCGATGCCCAGCGCGGCATGTGAATTGATGGCGTCCACTTTTCTGATACTGGTTTATTACAAACCTCGACCGGAACCCGGTGCGTTTGTTCTGTCCAGGAGTTACGCACGCTTGCGCGATAAACCAGCGTTGCGACGTCCGTCGCTTTGCCATGTACCCGGTAGGTTTCGCGAACCCAAATACGATCGCCCGGTTGACCATATGGACAATGCTTGGCAAGCAACTCTGCGGCCACTGCCCGTCCATAGAATTTTTCTTCAACAATCCTGCGAGTCTGTTTTTTATTCCCGCCAAGAATTGCCCGGACCATCTCATCGTTAAAAATCATGCCGCGCTCTTTCACTTCGCCTTTCATGCATCCCCCTTACCCATGTGCGACGATGCCGCCAAAAGTGATAGAGAACAGCCAGAAATAGATCGCGGCCATAATGATTTTGAATGCCGTGTTCATATTTTCAGCTCCTGTGATTGATTGGATACATGCCGCGCCTTGCGGCATGTTTTTATTTTCACTTTCTCTGTTTTAAAAATCAATATTTATTAGAGCAATTATTGCTGATGGAGAAGCGCGTTTTCATACTCCCTGACCATTAACGTAAGCACGCCGTGCCTCCTGAAAACACGCGCCACTTCAATCTTATCTTCCAGCGCGAACGCGATTTTACTTAGACCAATTTTCTTAAGGAGATCAATCTTTGCTGGGCCGTCATTTCTGTCATCGGTGGCAGGACGCATAGATAGCAAAGGCTCAGCCCCGTTTGTTACGTACTTCCGCAGCCAGGCTAGTGTTTTATCCCTTGCGATCTCACAGCGCCCGGTTACAAACCAGACCGTGTAAACGTTAAATAACTGGCGCACCATATCAATAACTGGAGTGATGGGAGTATCGGTGTCACAGGCGAGATTAAACTCGTTCCAGTCCTTTGTTAATGCACCTTTACCTGGTGGCGGAAGCAAATGCAGTCTGTCTTCAGTTGCCTCTGATATTGTTCCATCAATATCAACTATGACGATATACGGACGTTCCTGGTGTGCGTGTTTATTGAAAATACTCAAATGCCCTCCTCATTGGACGAAAAAAATGCTGGTGGGCGCACTCCACCAGCATTAAAAGTGACACTGTAACTGTCAGCGAACGTAAATAGTGCCGCCGTTCTCTTTTTCCCATGCATCGCTACGTGCATAGCAAACATCGAGAAGTCTTCTTGCCGCTGTTTCCTCTAAACCCAATTCGACAACCAACTGCTCATGACGGCGGGTAACCACATCAAACAGGGTATGCAGCCCTTTAGCTGCCAGATCATCAATAAATTCCGGTTCGAACGGCAGCTCTGCATCTGCCAACATAACCTCTTGCGCCCACTCGACACGGCGGACCAGTTCCGGGCGGCGGCTTTCCATCTCTTTACAGATCAATTCATGGAAGAACTCTACCCAACCTTCCGGCTGGAACTCGCGGAAAATGGCCAGCGGCTGGAAGTTTGGCATCAACCATTCGTTGATTCGGATATCAATGGCATAGCCCATGTCGCAGCAGAACTGATAAGCAAAGTCCAGCTTAGAAACGATATAAGGACGCTCGTTATTGAACTCTTTAGGCGATGAGATCCCATAAGCCAGGAGGCGCGGGAAGAAGGAGATTTGCCCTAACGTCGGATGAAGTTTGCTTGCAGGGAAACGGCGCTCAGTAATGCCATACATTTCCTTCTTGAGCGTCGCAAATTTGGCATTCTCATTAACCAGCGCGGTAACCTCTGCTTTTTTATTAGCAAATGCCACGCGCGCTTCGCTTGCATCTTTAATAGTTTTTTTGAGCTGTTGGTTAAGGTCGGCGACCTGCTTACGCAGTTCCTGTCGCTCGCTTTTAGCTTTGTTATAGCGTTTCTCAAGGTTAAAAGGATCAAGTTTCATGATCTCTTTATATTGAGATTTTAGCGTTGAAATCTGTGAGTTCCGCAGTTCAACCATCGCGGTCATTTCATTGAGTTTTGTTTCCAGCTCAATGCTTATACGTTCGGCATTATCAGCACGCTGGTTGGCGTCATGCGTCGCATCGTCGATCGCGTCCTGTTGCTGGCGTTTCAAATGTTCAATTTGTAGCTGAAGCTCTTCAATTTCTTTACCCTTCAGACCGAGATCCAACTGCATATTTTCAGCTGCATCTACCAGGGAGTTATGGCTATCAGCTTCTGCGTTATAAACATCAATAAGCTGTGCGTGAAGCATCTCCGCTGACTGAACCGCATTATCAAAAAAACGCGCTGTGAGGTCATCACAACTAACGCGGCGTTGCGCGGCCCGGATGTTCTGGATAATGGCCGGGATACCAGCATTCAGGACGTCAGGGATAGATACATTTTCGATTGATTGGTTTTGTGCTGAAGTGCTCATTTCAAAGTTCCGTATTAGCTTGTGCTTCGGTCATTTTTCCTAAGTATGAAGGAGGAAGGACTACGCAATTTGTATCCAGTCCCTCACCTATGGCAGCCTGTAAAATTCTGGCTAAGGTGAGTCTCTTGTTGCGATACCTGGTGATGACATGCCTGATACCGCCGGTCGGCGTAACAAAGGCGATCAGCCAGTAGTGATATTTCCGTCGGAATGGCCACATAGTGCACCTTGTAGATTGCTCTAATAAAAAACGTGATGAGTGTACATCACGTTTTAAAAATATGGAATTATTAGAGCAATCTTATTCTGATTCTCGCTCAAAAAATGAGCTGATAAGGGGAAGCCAATCCTCTGACACTTCGCGAGGTCGCGGTTTGCCGTGGAAAAAGATTATTCGGCAGTCTTTTGGTAATGCCCCATTCCCCCTGGAGTAACGCGCGCTCGCATATTTTGAACCAGGTTCCACAACATCGGCCTTGTAACTTACAAACCATCCTGGATACAGATCCTGAAATGCTGGTGTATCATCGCCCATAACCTTTCGTAAGAACCCCTGGTCACCCCAGCACTCAGTAGTGACACAACGAGAAATCCAACCTTCCGGATCTTGCCAGAATGAACTCCAGATATGCGCTTTAACACTATTTGGTATCCACAGGGCACCGCTGCCACGATATTGTGGATGGTAAAAATCCCTAAGCATGGTGAAGCTGGTTGGTGGATGCTCTAGGATTGGGCGTATATCACCGGCAATAACCGTGTCCAAATCCAGATAGAACAGATCATCGGTTATATCCGGTCGGAACAACTCGATTTTCGCCCACCAGCCACGGCACTTTTGCCACTGGTTGATCAATGGGACAACTTTGACGCCAGGTACATGTAAACGCTTCAGGTCTGTCAGGCAAATAATTTCATAGCCTTTTGGCAGTTGATTAACCAGCCACTGCACATCGGAAGCGTTATAGTCACCACCAGAGCGAAAAACTAAAGCAATCTTCATGCTGCACCATCACCTTTCACTTTCATCAATGTCAGGTTTCCGCAAAATACGGCACCAGTGTCGATATACTGCTGATTCCAGAATGTCTTCGGGCTTTTCACCGGAGTGTGACCAAAGATAAAACGATCTGCGCCCGAAATTTCGCCACCAATATCATCCATCGAATCACTGATACGCTCGCGCGCCCAGACAACGTTGAAAAGCGGCACCTCCTTACCGAATTGGTATTCATTATCCGGATAGTCGGCATGGGCTATAACGATAGTTTCTTGCCCCGTGTTCAACTCAATGATATAGGGCAGACGCTTTACCAGCTCCACCAGCGCCCAGGCTAATATTTCCTGATCAGTGTCCAGCATGAAGAACCATTGTCCGCCATTCATTAGCCAGTTATTCACGTTGCCATCTGGACTTAACGCATCAATCATCAGCCGCTCATGGTTCCCCATCACTGCCCTGAACCAGGGCATCTGCAATAGTTCCAGACATTCGACATTTTCAGTACCGCGATCGATAAGGTCGCCGACCGATATCAGTAAATCCTGCGCCGGGTCAAAATCCACACGATGGAGTTCGGACATCAGTCTGGTGTAGCAACCATGCAGATCACCAACAACCCAGACATTCCTGTATTTGGTACCGTCGATACGGTGATAAATTGTGGGTGCCATCATGTATTCTTCAGCCATTCTTTAAGAGTCATCTGCGGAATACCTCCCATTTTCCCGCATGAAACAACGTCAATCTGTTCACGCGCAGACTGGAATAACAAAGGCAGGTGACTTAGATTTTTTGGCGTGCCGCCGGAGTGAACGCGTAGTTCTTGCGTAGCGTCAACGCCCACCAGAGCTACATGTTTGAATCCGATATGGAAAGCCAGGTTCAGAGCACCATATGCACTATTGCCGCTGGCAATTTCATTCTCATCTTCGCAAAGGCCGAAATGTGCGGACCAGCGCCACGCCCACCACTCGGGAGAATTCGTATTTTTTGGCTCCATGCCGCGTTCAGCCACACGACGGAAGCACAGAACGCCATCTCTGACTTCACGTTCTTTAACATCGGGTAGTGCCATGCAATAACAAACACCACGGCGACGGCGGCCACGACCAACGCGCCGCATATTGTCTGGCGATGGATCAAGTGTGAAAAAATAAGAAGCGCGGTTCAGCCAGTCGATGGCCCCATTGACCGCTATAATCGGCACTCCGCGCGGCGCAACAAAGTTTGCGGCGCTTGGGCCACTGCCGACGATAATAACGCGATCACTGCCTCTAAATTTATTCTTGGGAAACATTGAATTGCACTGCTCCTACTTGCATTCAAAATATGTAAATCTGCGTGTTTTTTGCGGGTATCCAGGAACTGCTGTTGCCATTTTGAAATAGACACCTGCGTTGGATTCCGTAGTGCTTGAGGGTGCGCGCCATGCCAATGAAGGCCGTTTTGCAGAGAACAGTCATAGCCGACTAATACCACTACTTCAGCCCCTGATTCAGCAGCCAGACTGATAGCCTGCGCGCCGCTATTTACCCCTTCCGCCGGTCCACAATATCTCCTGTACTCCAACGAAAATGATTTCGCCGCCGCCAGGTTGGCTGTCACTTTGCGGAATCTCCCTCCCGGTATGGTGGATCCGTATTGCTTCCACCATGACAAATCACCGGCGTATAAGGCATAAATGTCATCGAACATCTGCCAGGAATTGTTAACCGCGATGATTGAACAGCCAGTTTTTTCTATAGCAGCACAGTCCTCACGAGTGAGTGACGGTCCGCTACCGACACAAAAAACAGTCCTAGTCGCCCTGGGTGGTATGTTCATTCTCAGCTGCAAATTCAGCCTCCAGGCGAGCATTCATTTCAGCGATTACAGGGTCCACTACAGCATCTGTTTCCTGTTCATTACGCGGCATGATCGATGCCAGCGATTCATAATTAGCCTTGGATGACACGACTATTCTCCCGATGTTAATGTGCGCTATATCAAATGGCGCATATGTACTAATTAATTTATTATTTTAAGCAGCATACAACCACTTGTCGCCGTTCAATACATGCTCAATAGCCTCACCCTTTTTAAGGCTTATGTATTCCAGGATGGCGGTTATCGCTTGTTCTGCACCATACGCAAGAACGACGTAGTAACCTTCCTCTCTAAGCCTGCGCATCCAGGCGATCTGCTCTTTCGTCGGGGCTTTACCATTTGGTTCTTTAAGCTCAATTCGCATGCCGTGATAAATACCGCATGCTTTATCGAGACTCATGTCCGGATAACCTTTTTTCTGCCCTTCAGCTTTCATTTTCCCGGCGGTTGCTTTTGAACGTTTCCCTCCGTTAGGCGTTGCATGCAACAGCTCATAGATGTCAGGGTGCTTGCGTTCGAAGTAATCAAAAATGAAAACCTGCTCGAAGTGCTCGCAATTTCCGTCGCGCAGGTCTGGGTTCTTTGCCAGTGCTGCAAGTGCCTTCGCATGTGGAGAAACTTCTTTTACCGGCGCAAGCGATAAGAATGGATCCTTTTTGGTTTTTGGCCTGGACCGCCCCTTATTTCTACGCTCACTAAAAGCCTGAAACTCTTCCTCAGTAAAGCGCAACATAATCAGTCAAATCCTGCCGGTCGCATGCCATATTTACGCTGTTTTGCGGCCTGCTCTTCCCTGTGCCATTGCGCACACTCAGCGTCACAATAGATGCCTGATTCGATCGGTTCATTGCAGTAACGACACTTCCCTGTAAATACCTGGCTCACGACCTGTGCCTGCTTTCTGATGTTATCGATGGCCATGTCTTTGAGAGCTTCTAACTGATTCATGCTCAGCTCTGCATCATCAACACGTTCTGCCAATTTTGTTTCCTCGTGAAGAACCTACTTAAGGGCAGAATGATACATTTCACAATCAAAATTGCACTAATAATTTTCTTTTATTGAGTTAAATATTCAACAAATGACTAGCGGTAGAATCACCATCATCTATTTCTGGCAGGCTGACTATGGCTACATCAATCACTACAACCCAAAGCACCCGGCAATATCCTCTGTCGCGGTATGACGACCGCAACATAGCCGATCCAATACTCAGGGCAGAGCTACGCAAAGAGGTGATGCTTATGTGTGAATCGAACGACAAGAATCTGACGATTTATTACGTTCTTCCCGATGAGCAATATCGCCCGGATTTGCTGGCTTACCGTATGTGGGGCATAGCAGAGCTACGCTGGGTTGTGACGCTCGCCGCCGGGCTTGAGGATGAGTCTCAGGGTATGACTGTTGGCAAAAAATTAAAACTCCCACCTGCCACCTGGATCCGCGAAATGATTCGCCATTTCCAATACGACGGCCAGGTAATAGGGACATTATCCATTGCGTAAGGGAATTGAATGCCAACTGAATATGCTCGCGACAACCTTGGTCGCTATCAGACCGATGGATTAAGTGCAAAAGACTTTAACAAGGTCTTCGATCTTATCCGTAAACAGCAGCGTCAGAATCGGCGAAACGCGCGGCGTACACTCACCCCAAGGATTATGGGGATGCGTAACCGCGAACTTGAGGCATTCCTCAGCCTTGGGAAAAAGAAAGATGGCACCTACTTTACGCCCGAAGATATACGCAGTTTCAACACCTCAAGGCAGGCTCATAAAACCAAATTCAAGAGCACGGTACCCGGCATTACCTATGCTCAGCTGGTGGCGCAGTCCACCAGCATTGATATAAAACGCGCTAACAACAAAGTTTCTGATGGCACAGGGATCAAAGCCGCGACATTTCTCGGGCTAAAACACAACCTTGCATTGATATCTGTTAATGCCTCGGATGAGTCTGTCCACCAGCATCACCGTGTCAGAATTCGATTTGAGGAATGGGATAAAGCCGTTGAGGATATTGCTGAAGACGGTGCGAAAAAAGCCCGAATCGCTGCCGATCTCTGCAAGGGCCGGGTATCTTTCGACTGTGATTGTGGACGCCATCAATACTGGTATCGTTATATGGCCACGGCTGGTAACTATGCTGTCGCGCCGCCAAAAGAGTATGCATTCCCCAAAATCCGCAACCCTGATCTGACTGGTGTGGCTTGCAAACATGTTTTGCACGCTATGACGCGTTTTCAGTCTCCCACATGGCACAAGGCCATCATTATTGCCCTGGAAAAAGCAGCTGAACAGGTAGCCTTCGGCGATGACAAGCGGAAGACAACAACCTATTTCAAAGGCGAACTGGCTAAATCGCTCGCGCGCAACCGGACAACAACGACGGATCAGGCTAAAGCTGCGCGTGAGTATGAGCTGTATCTGAAATCTCAGGATGCATTAGGCAAAAAACTACGCGCCAAAGATAGCGCCACGGACAACGTTCGCCGGTTGTTAAAAAAAGCTCGCACCACGGCAAACAGGAAGAATGCCGAACTAAAAGCATCGCGGGTGAGGGAAGCCCAGGCTCGCGCTGAAGCCGACGCTCTCAAAAAAGCCCTGCAAACGCAGGCGAACAACCTCATAAAGTTTTTCATGAGTCAGGGAATGGACAAGACCGCTGCCACCGCGCAGGCGCGAAGCATTCTTGAGACACAAATTAACGAAGCCCGTAAACGGAAAGGATAATCGATGGCTGGTTTCTTTGATGACATGTTTGAGGACACAGAACCATCACAACAAGTGACTGGTGATAACCTCCCGGACACCGAATCGGATCCGGATATTCCAGGCGAAGGTTCTGAACTGATTGAAGAGGAAGATATTGATGCTGAAATCGAAACCGATGGTGTTAACGTTGGTAATATTGTTGATCCTGTGGAGGACAATCACCTTCCCAATCTGGATCACGGCCTGCTTAGTGATTCTGGTGTGCGCCACCGTTATCAAGGTCATGCAGTTTTTAATAACCTTGTGCGGATGGACTGGCTCAAAGCAATCAAGCTAGACCCTGACTCATTCGATGCGGTTCTATACCGCGCAATACCTTACAGAGACAAAAATACACCTGAAACGGCATCTGAAATAATAGAACCGAACCAACGCATATATGACTATCAGGATCCAGAACTGATAACGGCCCTCGACTGCCCGGATGAGATGGACGCCTTCTACGCGCTATACGACGGCAGTGATAATACGGGAATTAGCGACAGTGCTTTAATCCTTCGGTTAGCCGCCGTTAATGTGCCAGTGGGTTCCATGCTCGAATGGCTGGAACAGCTGTCAGACGGTACAACCATTCGCCGCTTCTGGTACATCCATAAAATATTCAATTACGGCACTGCCAGGGTAGGCAGTTTGTTTTATTGCGTGCCTTCACGCGCCTTTGAAGGGAATTTCATCGGTGATTCTGAATAATCAGGAATGGCTACTGGCCATCTTTAAGAAAAAAGGTCTTACTCCAACCGGTAAGCTGGAATTTGCCACTATTGATGGCATTGATTCGGCGCTCGCACAGGCTTTAAACGAAGCGTTCGACTCACAAGTTGTCAGCTTTAATGATCGCACTAACCAGTCATTCAGGGAGTTCCTGAAACGCACCCCAAGAGATCGCATAACGATCGGCACTTTTAGTGATGTGAAAGAATGGTTGTCATCATTTGAAGCCGATCGCTCCGGGCGTAAAGATACTGCCTCTGCTGGCCCGGTAAATAAGCTGGCAATGCCGCTTGTGAATCTGTCTCGTTCTCCCGCGTTTTCAATTTATGAAGGTGAACTGTGCCGGGATAATTACGATGAAGGGCATGTCACCAATGAAAATGATGAGATTGAAGCCCTGGTATCGACTATCCCTTTCTCACTGGAATATTCGCTATGGATCGCCAGTGACGAGAAGGAATCTCTTGGGATGGTTACAACTGCATTAGCATTCTGGCTACGAATGTATGCCAGCCTCGGGCAGGCATCTTTCACTCACATTGCCAATGTCGGCGGTTATGAGATACCGGTTACCTGTTACATAGAAGGGCAAAAATCAATCGCATTTCAGGATCTGACCACCGGCACCGCCGACAACAGGCTGTTCGCGGTTGGATTGAACCTCACCGTTGTGGCGGAACTTCCTATCCTGGCTTATATGCAGCAAACCACCGGCACCATAACGGTAAAAGCGAAAATTCTGGAGGAATGAGATGGCCACAAAGACCACCACAGCCCCGGAAACTGATTCAAAACGCACTCAGCTATTCCTGCAATCTGTTTCAATTGGGCAGAACGAAATCCCTCGCGAAATGATCGTAGGATGTACCTATGTCGAACCCGGGGAGCTATCTGGCCCCCAGCTTATGCTCCTGGTCAGGGATTCAACGGCTTACGTGGTCAATAAGCTGGGGGTGAAATTTGGAACAATACTGACTGTTTCACTTGGTGATCCGGAAGGTCATGGCGGCATCCTTTTCTCGGAAGAGTTCTTTGTTCTTAAAGCGCCACGCAAGGACGATACTGTACTGATTTACGCGTTTAGTAACCCGGTGCGGTTATTAAAAGTTCCGTCCACCAGCGCACAGTATTTTGTTGATAAGCCCCCATCAGCCGTAGTTTCTTCTCTTGCCCCTGGTCTGAAGGTAAATGCTGACTCATTCAGAAAAACATCCACATACCACCTAAATGTTGGAGAAAAACCGACCAAGGTATTGCAGGAGATAGCCCGGGATACCGGTTCTATGTGCTGGGCATCCAGGGGGACGATCAATTTTAAAAGTATGGAAAAAATGGCAAACGCCGCTCCATCGCTTACTTATGAGTCCGCCAATCCCAACACATCCGGATTTACAATTAGTCAGTTCAACATCCTGAATGCCGATTATGAATACCAGCGCCGCCACAATTACAGAATGGCCAGTTATGACATGACCAAAGGTGTGGTTTACTCAGGTAACCAGGAAGACCCCATTAAATTTACGAGCAATCCCGATCCTACCGCGCTGGCGAACTACAACAAATTCATTCTCCCCCGCCTCGATATGCTGGTGGAAGGAAATGCCGCGCTAACTCCGGGTACGACGCTGAAAATTGTCGTGCATAACACGGCAGGTGACGGAGAACTCGATGAATCTATCCCTGACAAAATGATAGTGATGTCCGTGACTCATTTCGAAGACCGCTTCCGTTTTGTCAGCCGTGCACAGTTAGGAGTGGTGAATGGGTAGTTTGACAGGGAAGTATCGGGCTGTAGTGGTAAGCGTCGATGACCCTAAAGGTCTGATGCGTACACAAATACGTGTTGTCGGCATGATGGATGGGTTACCAGATGCCTCATTGCCGTGGGCAGAAGCTATATTGTCCAATGCAAACACGTTTTCACCATTTCTGCCCGGCGATAAAGTATGGGTAGAATTTCCCTACAATGGGGATTCTCGATGGCCATTGATAATCGGTTATGCACAGGATGCATCCGGTGGCGCTCCCAATGTGCCGCCTGAAGCGTCAGGACAAGGTGAAGGCTATGTACCGCCTGAAGTTGAAGGTGCACCAGCACAACCATCAACCAGCGCCAAAAAAGACTTTATTTCGTCGCGGAACGGACTAATGGAGATCCGGACGGCGGGCGGAGCCTGGGCCGTTACGCACTTGAAAAGTGGAACAACAATCGGGTTCAACGAGGCCGGGGAGTTATATGCCATTTCTCAAGGTCCGGCATTCATCTCTTCCGCAGGAAATCTCGATATAAAGTCAGGCGCGGATGTCGCCCTGAAGGCGGGGGGAAGTATGGCGATAGAGGCCAGCGGGAATCTATCCATAAAAGCCGCTCAAGTCTCTGTTGACAAGGCTTAAGAAAAGCCCGGCGTTCGGGCTTTTCTGTTATGACGGGTTCAATTTTTTATCCGTTACCGCGCGACGGTTTCTGCGTGATAAACGTCTCAAGCATCTTTTCCGCAATTGCCGACCTGGTGTGACACTGGACCTTTTCAGCATTTTTCACGCGATCAACGCGAGCAATAACCTCATCCCAATCAATCCGCGACTTGATAACCATATGGTTCACCAAAGCCAGGCGATCTGGCGGAAGGCAATCGGGAGGCGTTAATACCAACGCCCCGCACATTGCCGCCTCAAGAACAGTTAATCCAAGGCTTTCGGGATGCGTAACGATAAAAACGTCACTCTTACGCAATTCAGCTGCAAATTCGGTTGCTGGCACCGGCGTCCGCCTGTATGGAGTTACCGAAATATTCCCCGGATCAATGGTAACCAATCCGTCATCAGTCAACGTTCTGGCCTCATACGGAACGGTCAGACGCTGAAGGTTCATAAGGATACTTAAGGAGTGATCAAAACCACTAACATCAAATGCAGCGTGGTCTACAAAAATACGCAGAACATCGTCCGTTTTGGTTTCCAGATGGAACAGCTCCTGATTCGCTGCCCATCCAACATGTTTGTTAAAGCGATTATGACGTTCTAACCGACCGGGATTATCCAGGTACCGCCAGGTATCATCGCGGACAGTAAAAGTAATATCGACTGGTGCCGAATCCAGCATAGAACCGTCATATACCTGGGCTACCCATCCAGAGAATCGGCGACACAGTTGCATGCCTATTTCCCTGGGTACCGTAGTAAAATACCTCAATCCTGGTGCCAAAATGGCCTTCGCAGAACATGCTGTCGCAGCAGTCAACACAGCTTCAACATAATCCTCGGGGCTTTCGACGCCAGGGGAATATGGACGATGGTATTGCAATGTAACCCCTGCCTCACTAAAGGCGCAGGCCAGGTTATAAGACCACATTTCCGTATATGTTTTCACATCACTGATGGCTGCAAATTTTCGCCCAATGATCAGGATGTTCATCGGCTTTTCCTCATTCCATTGCATTAATAATCCTCTTGCCAGTCAGCACCGGCATAGTTATCAAACCGTGAGTATTGGCCGTTAAAAGCCAATCTCACCGTGCCAATTGGGCCATTTCGTTGCTTTCCGATAATTACCTCGGCAATGCCCTTCATTTCGCTATCCGGGTGATAAACTTCGTCGCGATACAGAAACATAATCAGGTCTGCGTCCTGCTCAATTGCTCCTGATTCACGTAAATCTGAATTTACCGGTCGTTTGTCCGCACGCTGTTCAAGCGATCGATTAAGTTGTGACAATGCCACCACCGGTACTTGTAATTCCTTCGCCAACGCCTTCAGTGAGCGAGAAATCTCGGCAATTTCCAGCGTTCGGTTATCTTGCAGCTCGGGGACGCGCATAAGTTGCAGGTAGTCGATCATAATCATGCTCAAACCACCATTTTCTTTATAAACACGACGAGCGCGGGAACGTAGCTCTGTCGGCGTCAGGGCGCTTGAGTCATCAATAAAAATATTCTGCTTGTCCAACAGAATACCCATTGCGCCAGAAACCCGCGCCCAATCCTCGTCGTTAAGTTGCCCTGTCCGAATACGAGTCTGATCAACGCGTGCAAGAGAAGCCAGTGAGCGCATCATCAGCTGGTGGCTCGGCATCTCAAGGCTAAAAACCAATACGGGCTTATCGTTACGAACTGCGGCATTTTCGACGAGATTCATCGCAAACGTGGTCTTCCCCATAGATGGGCGGGCGGCGACAATGATGAGATCGGACGGCTGAAGCCCTGCCGTCTTCTTATTGAGATCGGTAAATCCCGTATCAAGCCCCGTTACACCATCATGTGGTCGCTGAAACAACTCTTCTATGCGAGATACCGTTGCATCGAGAATGCTGGCGATATCTTTTGGACCACTACCGCTCTTTTGTCGTTTTTCAGCTATTTCAAAAACGCGGCGCTCGGCCATATCCAGCAATTCATTGCTGCCCCTGCCATCCTGCGCATATCCAGCTTCGGCTATTTCATTTGCGACGGAAATCATTTCACGAACAACCGCGCGTTCACGAACGATATCCGCATAAGCACAAATATTTGCCGCGCTGGGCGTGTTCTTTGACATCTCCGCAAGGTACGCAAAACCACCGGCGCGTTCTAATTTACCGTTCTGTTCAAGTGCTTCAGCAAGTGTTATCAAATCAATCGGTTTGCCATGACTTAATAACCTCTCCATCTCACTGAAAATTTCACGATGAGCACTGGTATAAAAATCATCAGCAACTATACGATCTGCAACTTCATCCCAGCGGCAGTTATCAAGCATTAAGCCACCAAGTACAGCTTGTTCTGCACTAAGGGAATTTGGCATGGATTCAAGAGGGGATGCAGACATTAGCACTCCACCCAGGCGTGCTGAATGTCAGATATAATCGGCATACTCAAATCACTCCTAACGATATGAGTCATCACCAGAAAATCAGGATTAATGCGCCGGACTCTTCCCGGCTGTCACACCGAATCGCCAGGATGGTGAATCCCTTTACCCGAGAAACAACAAACGGTGGCTTGCACATTCCGGCTACCTGGTTCGTTGCCTGAGCTAGGGGCAAGGTTCCCCCCTTTTAACGTCACCAGACCGCTAACGACGCATGTGCCAGACGCCGTGTTACAACCAAATATGGTGGCCCCTACCGGACTTGAACCGGTGACCGTGCGATTATGAGTCGCCAGCTCTAACCACTGAGCTAAAGGGCCGGATTACTGTTTCCTGAGTGCTTCTATGACGCCAGCAATACCGCCTACAACTATGCCAGCAATGACAACGAGAACAATTGGATGCTTGTCAGCAAAATCCCAGAAGCCCATCACTGATCCTTAGAAGCTGTTTTTAATATCGGCCATACCAATGTTACAGCTACTGCTACCAACGCCCCGTCGGATAAAACCGACAGGATTGTGCTGGTGAAATCCACCAGCACAGATAGCACGAGAAAAACCAAAGCCAGAATTAGACGTGCTTTTATAACCATCAGATATACTGTTCCAGTGGCAATTGAAGAGCCTGGGCAATTTTCTTCAATTGCTCCTGCTCTTCTGCCCCAATGCCATCCTGGTCAGCAATATCAATGCATAGGCACAGAACATCTACCGCATCATTAGTTCCAGACACGTCAGCCAGTTCACGTAAAGCCTGGGCATTCGCTCGGCGCGGCGAGGCTTCATATTGAGCGCGAATATTGGCGCTCATCTGGGCAATTTCACCGGAGAACGGCGCAAAGGCAGGAAGTGCTGCAATGGTTTTTTCCAATACTGCAATTTCTTTCGCATCGCAGGTGCCGTCAGAGTATGCAATGGAATATGCGCCCCAGACAGTCGCTTCCACCGCATCACGGTTTTCCATCTTCTTGACTCCGCCAGCCGCTTTGCGGAATTTCTTTTTGAGAATGCCGAGCATTTATTAACCTCATTACTGGTTGGGAAATAAGGTTGCGGTGCCGGGTGCTTCCCGGTGTCCTTTAGCTGGTTATCCACCGTGGACGGGGAAATAAGGAGAAATAATGGACAGATATAACCATTTCCCCGCGTGCGCTTAGCCGCATTCACCGCAACGGAAAGAGCATTCCTGGTGGACCTGTAGATTGGGATATGAACCCGTTACAGGAGAATGCTCTTACCTGTTACGTGCTCCGTTTCGTGGAGCTAACGGCGGGTGATCGGGCCGCACCAGACTGGACTTATTTCAGCGTTATGCTCATGCCAGAGAATCAAACTGTGATGGTCGGTGCTGAACTCCGACACAGGGTTGTAGCAAGCCCCGCAAAGCGCGCACTACTGTAGTTGCGGCACATCAGCCTGTGCATTCACCACAATGTTGAGAACACTGGTTGTCACGCTGCAACGCAACATTTATTCGTAGATTGGGATATGACCCCGTTACGCCAGTGTTCTCAACGTTGTAGTGCCGGTTACGGTTCCGGCCAGGCCTCTTCCTCAACGGGGTGTTCTCCATACGGACTACCGTTTATTGGTCGTTCCTGCGGTTTATGTTGTGAAGCCAGATGCTTATCTTCTGGTTGCTTCAAAGAGCTGCACTTCATCACAACGGTAAGAGCATTTATGGCTCGCATCGCGGGAAAAAGCCCACGGTAGAGAGTCGAACTCTACAAATGCTCTTACCTGTTGTGTTGGTGCCGGTTAACGGGATCGAACCGCTGACCATTCGCTTACAAAGCGACTGCTCTACCAACTGAGCTAAACCAGCAATTTGGTGGGGAGTGATGGAGTCGAACCACCCGAGTCGCAATGACAGTAGATTTACAGTCTACCCCGCTACCCCTACGGACTAACTCCCCTAAAGTGGCGATGGTGGGTGGATTCGAACCACCGACCGACAGCTTAGAAGGCTGCTGCTCTATCCTACTGAGCTACACCACCACTGTGCCGGGTACGTCTCCGGCGAGGGCTTCCACCTCCGTATGCTTTTCGGCGCACCGCGCCCTGGCTGCAATTCGGTAACAGGGGATGCATAACCCTGGCTTCCAGCGTGATTAGCGCCTTCAACATGACGGGATATACCCGTTACAAGAAATTCTCCCAGGATGCCATTAAGCAATGGCTGTTACGCGGGAAGGACGCAACAGGTAAGGGCGCTGACCAGAAAGACCTGACCCTTCTCATTCATCTGGTTAATCACACCAGCGCCCTTACCTGTTGTGCCTCCCCGTTCCCTAATACACAGACGGGGACACTCTGCGGTCGATTTTTTGACGGGGGACGACTCATACCCCGTGGCGTCTGGCTTCTTAGGCCGCTACCATCATCAGATCATCGTTTGCATTTACTTTAATGGTCAGTTTCTAAACCGCCGCAAAGTCGCTAACCATGACGAAAACCCTGAAAAAAACGCCCACCCGAAGATGGGCAAACTGGAAGCTCGTAACGCACTTCGGTGTTGCCACTTAGGCGTATGGTCAACCTGGCAACTCGGCGTCATGAGGGGGAAGGAGTCACTACCCCGCCATACTTGCCGCCGCGCCTGTCGCGGCTAACAGCTAAATCGCTCTATAAATCACGATTCATTGAGGCGATATTACACTAATAAATTTATTAGAGCAATATTGCTATAACGTCATGAGCAACACCTCGAGTGTCCCCCTTACAAGACACAGAACGTCTGGCACAAAGAGGTTCCACTCTGAAGCCACTGTCCTGATAAAGTTCTCTGATGTTTGGCGCGCCACTGTTAGTAATGAGAACCTTTGCACCTCGGCGATGAGCATCCGTCAACAGAGACGCCAGGCGTTTTTGCTCTTCAAACTTAAAGTCATGACCGGAATAGTTCGTGAATCCCTCTGTATTTGGGAGCGGTTCATACGGCGGATCGCAAAAGATGACATCTCCTTCTCCGGCAGCTTCAATCACCGCAGCAAAATCACCACATACAAACTCAGAACGCCCTTCCGCACCAAGGAAGGCTTCCATCTCCTGCAATGGGAAATACGGAGTTTTATACTTCCCATAACCGACATTGAACTCACCGGCTTGGTTGTAACGCGTCAATCCGTTAAAACAATGTCGGTTCAGGAACAAAAACGCCGCTGCGCGATGTAAATCATCATAGACTTGTTTGTTAAACGCATTCCGTACTGCCAGGTATCCTTCCTGCGTGTTGTAGTCCTGGAAGAAACGATGTGCCAGAGTGATAAGTGAATGCGCCTCGCGTTGCAGAGTCTTGTAAAAGTTAATCAGGTCAGCATTCACATCATTTAGCAGATTTTCCTGGTATCCGGCATTCATGAAGACAGCTCCGCCACCAACGAAAGGCTCAATCAGGCGCTTCCCTTCTGGCAAATAGCGAAAGATTTGTTCCAGAACACCAAATTTTCCACCAGCCCATTTGAATATGGACCGTTCGAATTCTGCCGCTGGTTTAACTTTTCGCTCTTTTGTTTCACTCCCTTCCTTCTGCCGACATGCAGCCTTGGCAATCCGATCGCCAATCCAGCGCATTACTGGTATCGCCATACTATTGCCGATCGCTTTGTAACGCGGTCCGTCAGCTGCAAGCATCGCGGCCTCTTCTTCGCTCAAATCAGGATAGTTTTTGCGAAGGTATGCCAGTTCATCTGAAGAAACTTTTTTACGCTTTTCCGTAGGGATCAATGTATGTCCATCAGGAAAACCTTGCAGCCTTTCACATTCGACAGGGATAAGACGGCGCATTCTACCGTCGACGAGCAATACAATTGGTGCTTCATGGTTACATGTCAAAGTTGGTGCCGAATTATCGGTTTTTATCTCAGCCCCTCCTTGCCCATGTGCCATGGCAACTATGTTTGTATCATCGCAAGATCTGATAGCGATGTTTGAAGTATATCTGGTAGTTTCCTTCCCCTCGCCTCTGCTCGGCGCAATATTCCGGCGCACGCCTTCGAACTCAAAAAGTACCGTTGCGGGATCGAGGTCTGTTCGAGCACTTGCGACAACAAACACGCGTCGGCGTCGTTGTGCCACTCCGAAGTATTGGGCATCAAGGATTCTCCAGGCCACCTTTCGCTGCGGTCCATAAATACAACCACACTGCGGCCACTTTGGAGCATGGCAACCGGTTTTGCCATCCCACCGCCAGAACGCGTTACTTTTTCCTGATTCAGGTCGATCACCTGGTTCAAATGGCGCATCTTCTCCAGCCAATCCGGCAAGGAAACATCCGAAGGCGTTATCTGCCGATGACAGGACTCCTGGGACATTTTCCCAGACGATAACTGTCGGTTTGAGGAAGGACTCAGACCGTTTGTCGTCAATTGCATTTGCAAGCTCCACATACTTCAAAGTTAGCGCGCCGCGTTCATCATCAAGCCCACCACGTAAGCCCGCGATACTGAATGCCTGACAAGGCGTACCCCCGACGAGCACATCAGGGGATTCGATTTCCCCAGCCAGGACTTTTTTGGCAAGTTTTGTCATGTCGCCAAGGTTGGCGACATGGGGCCAGCGGTGCGCAAGAACGGCAGATGGAAAAGGCTCGATTTCAGCAAACCACGCCGGACGCATACCCAACGGTTCCCAGGCAATACTCGCGGCTTCAATTCCACTGCAAACAGATCCATAGCACAGCTCTTTCACTGCTTAGCCTCTCCACCAAGGGCATTTACCAGAGCATCAACCAGGCACGAAATTTCACTGGTCAACAGGAAGAAATCTGCGTCCAGTCGCTGCGCAACATCTTCACTATCAATATCAGAGTTCTGCTCAAGCAATTCATCCGCAAATTTGACGCTGGTAAGGCTGAAGTTATGGTCCAGTGTAAATTTAATGCGGTTCTGCCAGTCGAGTGCTAACTTAGTAACGAGCTTGCCAGCTTCCAGGTGTGTGGAAATTTCATCGCTTCCCAAATCCTGCTTTTTCACTCGGGCAATACCGCCATCCTCAAGCACTGCCTTAAGTTCTGCCGCATCCCCCATTTGAAATCCCTGTGGAGCACTACCATCACGTACCCAGTCGGTCAGCGTTAATTCAATGGGATTTTCAACACTCAGGGGAACAACAGGAAGAGAACCCAGAGACTTACGCATAAGCGCGAGCATATCCTCTGCCTGCCGCGCGCTGGCATTGATATAGATACGTTTAGTTGAACCGTCGTAGATCGCCTGGATAACAGAAAACTTTGAAAAAGCCCGTGGCAGAAGAGAATGCAGAACTTCGTCTTTCAGGGAGTCCTTCTCTGTTTTCTTCAGTTTACGCGCTTGTTCTTGCTCAAGTTTTTCAATTTTTTCTTGAATAGCTCGCTGGATAACCGGCGGGGGAAGAATTTTTGTTTCGCGCTTTGCTTCAACAAGGATAAAACCATTTCCATGCATAGCGATAACTTCGGAATTATCACCAAATGGAGATACAAAACCGAACTTGGCCATATCCTGACTACCGCATGGCGTGAAAAGGATCATTTTCTTTTTATCTTCTAAGTCGGTCAGATCCGCCTCACGAGAAAGTTTATAAATAGTAATGTTTTTCCAGTGCTTAAACATGTTGTAACCCTTGAATATCAACCACAGAAAGCTCGTCTTTGTAGAAAAAGGCCAGGTTGTGGCACCCCCTCGTTTGAGCGTATGAGCTGGGACCAATTTCGTTCTTCCAGACAAATGGCTTCAAATCCGTACGGCGAAGCATAAAAACGCGATTTGTTCCGCTCTGATTCCCAATGAGGCAAAAGCCTTCTTTCACCTTGATAGCCTGCAAGTTGTCGAGTTCACCGCTGGTTACACGGCTATCGAACTCCTTGCGGCTTATTAGCTCCATCTGCATCTGACGACTCCAAACAAATGCCCATTGAAGGGCGATGGCTGAATGGTACCGAAAACACGACATAAGAAACAATATTTATTAGAGCAATTTTGCAATAAGTAAACGCCACACAGACCACAAATAACCTAAGTTAAAATAACGAAAATCAGAGCAAATCATTGGTGATGACGTGGCAAGTATTGCAACAAAAGACAGCATTTGTTCGGGGCACGGAGGATTCCCATCCAGGCCTCCCGTAGAGAGCGAACCACTACTTAAAGTCAACGGAGTCGAAGTGTTAGTTGATGGTAAGCAATATGCACAGCATACCGATGGGAACAGCACGCACGGCGGGCAAGCTATATCAACCAGGGCATGGTTTACCGTCAACGGGAAAGGGATCGTATGCGTTGGTGATCCTGTTTCATGCGGCTCTACCGTTGCAGCCGGAGACGGCCTGGTTCAGGTAAGTTAGGAGATATCATGCTGGAAAAAGACTACCAGTTATCCGCATATAAAAAATTGGCCGCCGCCGGTGGGATGAAAACACCTGGTGCCATAACATCGGCACGAAACAGTGCTAACACAGCAAAACTGCTTGCAGAAGAATTGACCGGATTAATTCTGGATACAATTGTCTATCCCGACACTATTACCAGCTATGTTTCAACGATCAGAACAACCGCAACCGGTTTAACGAATATTGGAGGGCTGGCAACTCAGCACGCGGACCTGTTGGCTGGTTATGCTGATCTGTCAATGCTCCTTCAACTCGATATTGGTTGGGATGTTTACTGTCGTGCTAATGAGCGAGAAGTTTCAGAACTGCCGATCTCTATTGCCATTGGTGATGTGACTATTACTAAATCGCTTGAGGACGCTGTAAACGCGCTTAATACATCAAGTTTAGTCGCGGCTATGGGGGAGATTAACCAGACCCTTAACACTGGCTCAGGAAGCTCGTCAGACTCTGGTTCAGGCGGCACTGCCACTCCCCCACCAGCACTAACAGAAGAGCAAATTGAATCTCTGAAAGTAGCAACTGAACAGTTTGGGGTTGTTTTCAACCAGACAACAGCGCCCACAACTGCGTTACAACAGCAGTATGAACGAGCGAATGAAAGCGCCAACGTAGCCATAACTGCTTATAACCATGCTATCGGTACCGCGCTTGCGGAAGCATCAGCAAATAAGGTCAGCACAGCCAGCGCAGTTGCCGCTTTGGTTCCTGATTCTGTTCTTGATGAATTAAACAAAGCGGCACAGTAACAAAGGACTTCATTGATAATTTTTCTTCAGGAGGAAGACATGTCATTCTTTTCTACGTTAAAAACAGCTTTGTCTTTGAAGGAGAAACTTGCTGCTACTGGTGTTCTTGTTCTGATTTGCGCACTTGTTGGTGCTGGGTTTGCATGGGAACGTCATCAGCTAAAGCAAGCCATGGAGAAAATTGGCAGTCTTGATCAGGCTGTTAAGGAACGTGATAAGTCAATAATGGATCTTAACCAGACCATTGAGACGATGAACAAAGCAGAGCAACATTTTCACAGCCAGGAAGTGAAAAATGAATCAGAACAAGCCAAATATGCTGACAGGCAAATGGAACGAAAAGCTGAAGTTCAGAAACAACTGGTTGCGGCGGGTAATGTTCGCCAGCGCATTCCTGCTGATACTCAGCGGTTGCTCCGGCAGTCGATCAGCGAATTTAACGCCGACGCCGACAAAGGTTAACCACCCTGCCCCCAAAAGTGCATTTATGTGCAGGATGCCAGAGTTTAGCAGTGAATATTTTGATGATCTGCCAGCGTATATCCTCGATACAGAAACGATGCTGATGGGGATTAACAGGAAGAATCGCAACGTTAATGATTACAACCGCGCTATCAGAGGTAACTAAAAGGGATTTTTATGTCTGATAAAGTAACAGTAAAGCAAACTATCAACAAAGCAACTTCAATCTACAAAATTGAGCACATCACTGTTGGCAAGCCAGGATCTGAACAATACCGTCATGCTTTCGAGCTTGCCGATCAGCTTGGTTTAAAACACCCGGATTGCATCGAGCATGTATTTCCGACCTATGCTGATGAGCAATGTACTCATGTCCTTACCGAAGAGGATTTTTTCAGCACTGAAGAACGAGAAGGCGTTGATCGCTGCATTGGTGTGATTTGCTCTTCAGTGAGTTATGAGTTATTCCCTAATGTCCATGAAAATGGTGGTATTGGATACCAATTCCTGTACGAAGGCGATGAGCTTAAATGTTATGAACATGGTCTTCTTATCGAAAGCGTAGAATAATACGGCTTCCTTCCAACCGGCTTTATTGGCCGGTTTATTCAACTTATCCACAGCATAGATCCAATAAACAGATCCTAAAGAGAACCTAGGAAGATCCAAAGAAGATCCCGGATCGCTGTAAGCCGCGCCATTTCTGGCCTGAAATGGGATCAACATTGACTATACGCGATTTTATGTTGACTGTGCACGATTTATTGTTGACTGCACGCGATTTATTGTTGACTATACGCGACAGAAACATTGACTGTACGCGATTTTAGAGCCTGACTATTCACAGTTGTTGATAACTGCAATCCAGATGACGCCAGGCCGCGCCACATATGGAGAAACCACGATGCCGGAAGAAAATAAAGGCTTCCTTAGCGTTGAAGAAGTTGCTGGAAATACAGGAGAAATCCACAGCCTGAAACCCAATAACAATAGCACTATACAACCCATCGCTTTGTTGCGCTTAGGTGTGTTTGTGCCAACCTTAAAATCTACCAATGTGGCACTACGTCGCGGATCGTCAGTTACTACAAACACAACGAACGCAACCGAAGAACTATCAAGCCTCAAAATTGTTGAGCAGGAAGGCTATGAGGGAATTGAAATTCATGGTCCACGCCTGGATATGGATACTGATTTTAAGGTGTGGGTGGGCATAACCTCCGCGTTGTTTGACTACGCACCTGATGATGACGGTATAATCACCCTGCCATTCTCCGAGTTTGCCGATCGATGCGGCTATCCACGTAAGCGCCTTTCAAAGGCGTTCCGTAAAAGTATTGATGATTCTCTGACACGCATTCAGCAGACAGTTGTCAAATTCCGCTTCCCGGCGGCAAAAGGTCATCTCAATAACATTAACGTCAACTTGTTGGCATATAGCAGCCTGAATACCGAGCTTGATGTTATCGAGATCCAGCCGCAGAAACAGCTATCTGAACTTTACTATGTTGACTATAAGCGAATCCTGAAGCTGAAGATGCTGGATAAGCTCGGGCGCAAAGAGACGGCCAAGGTACTGTATACATTCTTTGAGGCTCTACCCGCCAACCCGGCACCTGTCAGCATTGAGCGCCTTAGAGCAAGGCTTAATCTCAAATCATCCGTTAGCGTGCAAAATAGCGTTATCAGAAAAGCCATGAAAGATTTAGAAGCTATTGAATATCTTAAATTTTCAGAGATAAAAAACGGCAGGAAAATCGGCTTCCAGATCCATAAGCGCAATCCATAATATTGACTATATGCGATAGCGAGAAGTTGACTATAGGCGACATTCATTGACGCTGGTGGATTTTTGCTGGAGTCAATATTCTGCAAGTCGCTATTGAGATGGCTTTTAGGGTCATTTCATCGCGTATAGTCAACGTTTCTCCCGACAATATCTTACATAGTCGATCTTTGGTGGAGTTAAATCGACTACAGTCAACTTTTGACTGTAGTCACATCGCGCATAGTCAACTATTCACATTAACCTTCGCGCATAGTCAACATTTGCGCGGTTCTCATCAAGCAGTGGTATTGATATGCAAGAAGAGAAACAACACTACCTCTACGTTCTGGTGCCAGAGAACGGAGATACTTTTAAAATCGGCATTTCATGTGGTCCATTGGCACGGTTTAAAGGGCTACAAGTGAGTCCCGATTTTGCGCTTTCACGGGTCTATCGTGGTACACGTTTGGCAATGGTTAATCTTGAGCGGGCTTTACACGCAACCTTTTTCCCCTGGAATGCGCCGTGGGAGAAAAGCGTCGGTGGCGGGCATACTGAATGGTTTACACGAGAGTGTCTTGATAAGGTTTTGGCTCATATCGAATATCTAAGTGATATGTGGGGAGGGATTCTCGAGCGCATTAAGTCGAATGATTTACTTCAGCGTCCAGTAGATGCTGCTTGCTCTTTCGAAAAAGAGCTGGATGTTACTTCTATCGTGACTTTCAAAGATGACGCAGGAATGAGGGACGTGGCTTATGTCTCCATATCTGGCTATGAACCGGACGCGATCCGCGCTCAATGTGAATTGCTGAAAGCAATGTTTATGCTTCGGACTAAATATCCCTGGGATACAGGGCGGGTGTGCTTCCCTATGGAAGAGTTAACCGCCACCATTGATTCCCAGCTTTACCACGATAATCCAGAGAAGTTTTTTAGCCTTTTAGCCGGTAATGGGCTTAACTGTGTGTCCGGGCTGGGGCGAAGTAGAATCCAACATGCCTCGCTCTTCGGTCCCTTCTTTTACGATCGACACGGGTACTTTGAGGCTGAACTTCCGGCGCTTACGCGTGCTATAGATACTATCGATTTCGAACGATTATTCGCTGCTCTTAGCAAATAACACTGATGCCCCTGAACGGGGCTTTTTTGTGCCTTTCTTGTAACTCTCAATCGTGCAAAATGAACCAAACATGCAGAGAATGCTATGTACAAGCATCTACGCATACATTATTATTTTATGCAGCATTTTTAATTAAATTCAAAAATACAGCATAAAGGATGACTTTCGATGAGTGATTCCAGCCAGCTTCACAAGGTTGCTCAAAGAGCAAACAGAATGCTCAATGTTCTGACTGAACAAGTACAGTTGCAAAAGGATGAGCTACACGCGAACGAGTTTTACCAGGTCTATGCGAAAGCGGCACTGGCAAAATTGCCTCTACTGACTCGAGCGAACGTTGACTATGCCGTAAGTGAAATGGAAGAAAAGGGTTATGTTTTCGATAAACGCCCTGCTGGCTCTTCAATGAAATATGCGATGTCAATTCAGAACATCATTGACATATATGAACATCGCGGAGTGCCAAAATACCGGGATCGCTACAGCGAAGCGTATGTGATTTTCATCTCCAATCTTAAAGGCGGTGTGTCAAAAACTGTATCGACGGTTTCTCTGGCGCATGCAATGCGTGCCCACCCTCATCTTCTGATGGAAGATTTAAGGATTCTGGTTATTGACCTTGATCCGCAATCTTCAGCAACGATGTTTTTAAGCCATAAACACTCTATTGGTATCGTAAACGCAACATCTGCACAGGCTATGTTGCAGAATGTAAGCCGTGAAGAGCTGTTAGAGGAGTTTATTGTTCCTTCTGTTGTACCTGGGGTTGACGTTATGCCTGCGTCGATTGACGATGCCTTTATTGCATCCGATTGGAGAGAGCTGTGCAATGAGCATCTACCGGGTCAGAACATCCATGCTGTCCTGAAAGAAAATGTGATTGATAAGCTGAAGAGCGATTATGACTTTATCCTCGTTGATAGTGGTCCTCACCTTGACGCCTTCCTGAAAAATGCTTTGGCCTCGGCCAATATACTGTTTACACCTCTGCCGCCAGCAACTGTCGATTTCCACTCATCGCTTAAATACGTTGCCCGCCTTCCTGAGTTGGTAAAACTCATTTCGGATGAAGGCTGCGAGTGCCAGCTTGCGACTAACATTGGTTTTATGTCCAAGTTGAGTAACAAGGCAGATCATAAGTATTGCCATAGCCTGGCTAAAGAAGTGTTCGGTGGGGATATGCTTGATGTCGTCCTCCCTCGCCTTGACGGTTTTGAACGCTGCGGCGAGTCTTTTGACACTGTTATTTCAGCTAACCCGGCAACGTATGTTGGTAGTGCTGATGCATTGAAGAACGCGCGAATTGCCGCGGAAGATTTTGCTAAAGCAGTTTTTGACCGTATTGAATTTATCAGATCTAACTGAGGAGTAAGAAACCCCCATGTCAAAGAAAAACAGACCAACAATTGGGCGAACCCTTAATCCTTCAATATTAAGCGGATTTGATAGTTCTTCAGCCTCTGGCGATCGAGTCGAGCAGGTATTCAAGTTATCAACTGGTCGCCAGGCCACATTTATTGAAGAGGTAATACCTCCGAACCAGGTAGAAAGCGATACCTTTGTTGATCAGCATAACAACGGGCGTGACCAGGCATCTCTTACGCCAAAATCATTAAAAAGTATCCGAAGCACTATTAAGCATCAGCAATTTTACCCTGCAATAGGTGTTAGACGGGCTACAGGGAAAATTGAAATTTTGGATGGTTCCCGGCGTCGAGCTTCTGCCATCTTAGAGAACGTAGGGTTGCGGGTTTTAGTCACGGACCAGGAGATCAGCGTTCAGGAAGCGCAAAATTTAGCGAAAGACGTTCAGACAGCATTGCAGCACAGCATTCGAGAAATAGGTCTGCGTTTGATGCGAATGAAAAATGATGGGATGAGTCAGAAGGATATTGCAGCCAAAGAAGGGCTGTCTCAGGCGAAGGTCACGCGTGCTCTCCAGGCAGCGAGTGCTCCGGAAGAATTAGTCGCCCTTTTCCCTGTGCAGTCGGAATTAACCTTTTCGGACTACAAAACGCTTTGTGCTGTTGGCGACGAAATGGGGAACAAGAATTTAGAGTTTGATCAGCTTATTCAAAACATATCCCCGGAAATAAACGACATCTTATCCATTGAAGAAATGGCCGAAGATGAAGTTAAAAATAAAATCCTGCGCTTGATAACAAAGGAAGCCTCACTACTCACGGATAAAGGTTCTAAAGATAAGTCCGTAGTTACTGAATTATGGAAATTTGAGGACAAGGATCGCTTTGCAAGGAAGCGCGTGAAAGGCCGTGCATTTTCTTATGAGTTTAATCGACTTTCAAAAGAGCTACAGGAAGAACTCGACAGGATGATTGGGCATATCCTTAGAAAGAGCCTCGATAAAAAGCCGAAGCCTTAAACTTTCGCCATTCAAATTTCACTATTAACCTACTGTTTTTAAAGTAAATCAATCTAAAATTTCAAGGTGAAATCGCCACGATTTCACCTTGGATTTTACCTTCCTCCCCTCCTCCCGAAAAAAATAAAAAATTTGCTTGTCACGAGAAAGTCAACAAGTGACTTTCAATAAAATCTCTTCCGAAAAGGGATTCACACAAGTGCCTTGTGTTTAAGGAAGAGTAAATTGAGTAACTTACGCGAATACCAGAATCGTATTGCAGATATCGCAAAACGCTCTAAAGCTGTGCTTGGCTGGGCAAGCACTGCGCAGTTCGGTACTGATAACCAATTCATTAAAGATGATGCCGCGCGTGCCGCATCTATCCTTGAAGCTGCACGTAAAGACCCGGTTTTTGCGGGTATCTCTGATAATGCCACCGCTCAAATCGCTACAGCGTGGGCAAGTGCACTGGCTGACTACGCCGCAGCACATAAATCTATGCCGCGTCCGGAAATTCTGGCCTCCTGCCACCAGACGCTGGAAAACTGCCTGATAGAGTCCACCCGCAATAGCATGGATGCCACTAATAAAGCGATGCTGGAATCCGTCGCAGCAGAGATGATGAGCGTTTCTGACGGTGTTATGCGTCTGCCTTTATTCCTCGCGATGATCCTGCCTGTTCAGTTGGGGGCAGCTACCGCTGATGCGTGTACCTTCATTCCGGTTACGCGTGACCAGTCCGACATCTATGAAGTCTTTAACGTGGCAGGTTCCTCTTTTGGTTCTTATGCTGCTGGTGATGTTCTGGACATGCAATCCGTCGGTGTGTACAGCCAGTTACGTCGCCGCTATGTGCTGGTGGCAAGCTCCGATGGCACTAGCAAAACCGCAACCTTCAAGATGGAAGACTTCGAAGGCCAGAATGTACCAATCCGAAAAGGTCGCACTAACATCTACGTTAACCGTATTAAGTCTGTTGTTGATAACGGTTCCGGCAGCCTACTTCACTCGTTTACTAATGCTGCTGGTGAGCAAATCACTGTTACCTGCTCTCTGAACTACAACATTGGTCAGATTGCCCTGTCGTTCTCCAAAGCGCCGGATAAAGGCACTGAGATCGCAATTGAGACGGAAATCAATATTGAAGCCGCTCCTGAGCTGATCCCGCTGATCAACCACGAAATGAAGAAATACACCCTGTTCCCAAGTCAGTTCGTTATCGCGGCTGAGCACACGGTACAGGCGGCGTATGAAGCACAGCGTGAATTTGGTCTGGACCTGGGTTCCCTACAGTTCCGCACCCTGAAGGAATACCTGTCTCATGAACAGGATATGCTGCGTCTTCGCATCATGATCTGGCGTACTCTTGCGACCGACACCTTTGACATCGCTCTGCCGGTTAACCAGTCCTTTGATGTATGGGCAACCATCATTCGTGGCAAATTCCAGACTGTATATCGCGACATTATTGAGCGCGTTAAATCTTCTGGTGCGATGGGGATGTTTGCTGGTGCTGATGCAGCATCTTTCTTCAAACAGTTGCCGAAGGATTTCTTCCAGCCAGCCGAAGACTATATCCAGACTCCGTATGTTCACTACATCGGTACCCTGTTCGGTAACGTGAAAGTGTACGAAGTACCTGCTGGTATTTGTAAGAACTTAACGACAGAGAACATTCAGTTCAGCTCGATGGATGTGCTGTGCTACGTCCGTGATGAAAATCCGGGTAAAGCAGGCTTCGTGACTGGTGATGCTGTCCCGGCTATCCCGTTCCAGCATCCGACCACTCCGGCGCTGGTCAACCGTACCACACTGTGGGGTTCGGCTATCAACGATATGCACCCACGCAACGGCGCTGATTACTTCACTCGTGTAACGCTGACAATGGCCAAAAAAGGCGGGCTTAACTTCATTAGCGGCGACACGATTGATGCCGGTGACTCTGAGTAATCAGGGGAAGTTCTCCGTTTAACATAGCGCCCCCGTGCGGGGCGCATAACAGGGAAAGTTATGTCTCAATATTCAATTCAACAGTCATTAGGTAATGCATCCGGCGTCGCGGTTAGCCCGATCAATGCCGATGCGACGTTATCTACCGGTGTTGCATTAAATAGCAGCTTGTGGGCTGGTATTGGCGTATTTGCGCGTGGCAAGCCGTTTACTGTTCTTGCGGTTACTGAGTCCAATTACGAAGATGTTCTCGGCGAACCGCTGAAGCCGTCTTCCGGCTCACAGTTCGAACCAATTCGCCATGTATACGAAGCTATTCAGCAAACGTCTGGTTATGTTGTTCGCGCTGTTCCGGATGATGCGAAGTTCCCGATTATTATGTTCGATGAATCAGGCGAACCGGCTTACAGTGCGTTGCCATACGGTTCTGAAATTGAACTTGATAGTGGCGAAGCCTTTGCTATCTACGTTGATGATGGTGATCCGTGTATTTCACCTACCCGTGAGTTAACCATCGAAACGGCAACAGCGGACAGCGCGGGTAATGAACGCTTCCTCTTAAAACTGACCCAGACGACTTCGCTCGGCGTGGTAACGACCCTGGAGACACACACTGTGTCTTTGGCGGAAGAAGCGAAAGATGACATGGGCCGCTTGTGTTATCTGCCTACGGCTCTGGAAGCCCGTTCTAAATATCTGCGCGCGGTTGTTAATGAAGAGCTGATTTCGACAGCGAAAGTAACAAACAAAAAATCGTTGGCGTTCACTGGCGGTACCAACGGCGATCAGTCGAAAATCTCAACCGCTGCGTACCTGCGTGCGGTGAAAGTGCTGAACAATGCGCCGTACATGTACACCGCTGTTCTCGGCCTGGGGTGCTATGACAATGCGGCGATCACTGCGTTAGGTAATATCTGTTCTGATCGCCTGATTGATGGCTTCTTTGATGTCAAACCGACATTGACGTACACGGAAGCGATCTCTGCTGTTGAAGATACCGGTTTACTTGGTACCGATTATGTAAGCTGTGCTGTCTATCATTTCCCGTTCTCCTGCAAAGACAAATGGACCCAATCCCGCGTGGTCTTCGGTCTGTCTGGCGCGGCGTATGCGGCGAAAGCTCGTGGCGTCAAGAAAAACTCCGATGTCGGCGGTTGGCATTACTCACCGGCTGGTGAAGAACGTGCCGTCATAGCTCGTGCATCACTTCAGCCGCTGTATCCTGAAGACACCCCGGACGAAGAAGCTATGGTCAAGGGCCGACTCAATAAAGTATCTGTAGGTACTTCGGGCCAGATGATCATCGATGATGCTTTAACTTGCTGCACGCAGGACAACTATCTGCATTTCCAGCACGTCCCATCCCTGATGAACGCAATCAGCCGTTTCTTTGTCCAGTTAGCCCGACAGATGAAGCATAACCCGGACGGCATTACTGAGTCTGGCCTGACTAAAGGGATGACCAAACTTTTGGATCGCTTTGTCGCCTCCGGCGCTCTGGTGGCTCCTCGTGATCCTGATGCTGACGGTACAGAACCGTATGTGCTGAAAGTTACGCAGGCGGAATTCGATAAATGGGAAGTAGTCTGGGCCTGCTGCCCGACTGGCGTAGCCCGTCGTATCCAGGGCGTACCGCTGCTTATTAAGTAAGGAAATACAATGAGCAAAAACTTTTTTCAATCCGGGGCATTTTTGGGGAATGGACTGTCTCGTTTCGCTTTGAACTCTGATCCTGTGCAGTTGATGGAGTCTGCCCGAGCAAGCGCCGAACCGACAACAGATCCGGTTATTAATAATAATCCGGAACCGGAGGCACAGACTAACGATAACGTTCCATCTGCCACGGCTCCTGAGCAAATCCTGGAAGGGAAAGACGGTAAAGAATGGACCGTCGAACAGGCGCACCAGATGATTCTGGAAGCTGCAAATCGAAGTGCTATGCAGAATGCGTTGAGTGATGCGGCCGACGCCGTTTTCGCCTGGGCTGATAGCGGTGATCTGACTTTCGACTCCCTTGATGGTTTCGTTCAGGCTATCGCTGGTATCTCTGATGACGACGACTCCGAAGTTACAGAAGAACAGGACGATGCCTATAACGAAGCATGGGCAAATGTTGCTGACTTCCTCGCAGCATGCGGTGTAGATGATGACCTGATCGAAGCACTGGCTGACGATGAAGACGACGACGCAGCTGCTGATGTTGGTGCCTCTATCGCTGGTTTAGATAGCGACGACCGTGACGAACTGGAAGCGGCGTTTGTTGTTGCTGGCACTTCTGATGAAATGCTGACTGAAGCATTTAAGAAGGTTGTTCGTAACGGTGAGATCAAACTCATCCGTAAACGCCTGCGTAAAAAACGTCTGACTGCGGCTCAAAAATCGGCGCTGAAAAAAGCGCGTCGAAAAGCCCAGACCGGCGCGGCAAAACTTGCCCGCAAAAAGTCAATGAAACTGCGCCGTAAGCGCCTTGGCTAAAGGAGGAGGCCGGAGAACTCCGGCCTTTAACTTGAATGGCACCTATACCTTATGGGGTTTACAGCCAGGCTGACGGTGTATCGCCATTTCTGAAAGTTACTTTAACGAACTCTCAGTACCAGGTTACCGGATATATCAGCCAGGGAGCGGCAATGAACATGGCCCAGAATTGGGAAGCGCCGTTTACCGGTATGTCCATGGGATCTGTTTCTGGTGCTCTGGGTGGTTTTGTGCAAGTAGGTACTGAAACAACGTCGGTTGCCCGTTGGAATAGCTTAATGGTTTGGGAAGGGGGGACTCCGCCGACGTTCACGCTGCCTGTAACTTTCATTGCTTTGAACAATCCATTCATTGAAGTTTCAGGCGCTATCGCCGCGTTGACAGCCATGATTAGCCCGGAACTAAAAGCGGCCAATGTTGGTGGTCGAATCCCGGAGCGCGTGACGCTAAACATTGGTCGCCGGATCAACATCACCGATGTCGCCATCCAGGACTTAAGTTTTGATCTCGATGCGCCAAGGGACAGTAATGGATATTTCCTGAAAAACACCGTCAACCTCCAGTTGACCGGTTCTTCGATATATAACAGCTCCGATATTGTTCGGGCGTTCCAGTAAAAGGATTTTATATGGGGCACAATAACACTAAGGGAAACCGTAAATTTATTAAGGGCCGCTATACTGCCAACGCGGCCAAAGGCGAACGACTGGTATCTTCTGAATTCCAGCTCACTTTTGCAGGCCATGAAGATATCAGCGTACTGGTTCGCACGTCGCAAATCCCTGAAATGACACGCGAGGATGTGGAGGACTATGGTCCGAATGGTGTGAAGTTCAACCAGCACGGACCAATTCGAAACTCTGGGGAAATCCAGGTCCAGTGCGTGGAGACTATCGAAGGCGATATTCTTCAGTTCATCAAGGATCGCATTGCGGCGAAGGACTATGTTGATATCACGATGGCTGCTACCCCTGAATCCAAATCTTCCGGGGTTAACGCTGTGACAAAAGCTGCTACAACAATTGAAATGTTGGACTGCAAAATCTACAGTGATGCAATCGACTTTAGTACCGAAGATGTGACTGCCGCTGTGCGCCCGTCACTTCGTATCGTCTACAACTGGATTGAGTGGGATTAAGAGTCATCCCTTGTATTTTAAAGCTCCTTCGGGAGCTTTTTTTATAACTATTTTATATAAGAATGCATCGATAACATTGTCTTGAGTTTTATGTTAGATTATTAATGTTCTAATAAACTACAATTATTGAGGTAGATGTTTGTGCCTGTACTGTTAAAGGGGGACTCTAAAATGGCTGTGATTCCAATGTCGTACTCCCCGGGTACTGTCGCTCGTCGATTTTCGATCCTGGACGGAGTTACCATCCAGGGTGTGCTTTACCAGGTTATATGGGATTCCAAAACCCCATTTGCAGCTGTAATAGAGGCTGCGCCTTCTGTTATCGATGGTGATATGCGCCATAAGGTTGTCGCTACTCTTGAACTTCAACGTCGCCCGCAGCTTGAAGGCGTACTGGTAAGGAAGTTCTGGGAGGATAGCGATGTTGCCCAGATTGAAGGTATCGTGGTTGATGGAACCGTCCGGGATGTCGGTTTAGCTACTTTTGTTTACGAAACCGTAGCCTCAAAAGCTGGTGTTGTTTTGCTCAGTGATAATGAGCAATACGAAGGTGGAAAAGCTCTTTGGCAACACATCGCCCGTCGCTCTTCCGAGCTAAAAGTGTTTATCCTCGACACCGATGCCGCTCAGTATTACCCGTTTGACGGCGAACGTGTTTGCTATGACGGGGTAAGTATTCCTGAATCCGAGATATGGAGTGAACACCCAGATCGAAGTAAGCATGGGGTTGTTCTGGTCGCTGAATCCATAATTGGAAAGGCGGCATAGCAGTAAAAAATTCCTTGCTCCTAAAAAGGGGAGAGGGCTAATCTACGTATGCTAAGCATAGATATGGCCTCAGATTAATGTTAAGCGTCTTGCAGGACGCGTAATGTTATCTGGGGCTTTCTTCTATCTGCTTGTCGGGTAATGCCTGAAGCAGATAGCCTCAAGCACCCGCAGCGATTGTATCAATGTCTGGCTTTTTTTCTATAGAAATCACCTGGAAGGGTGAATATCCACATCAGAAGAAATGTTGCAGCAAACATGATCCCTAATGGCCAGACCGCGCCAAAGAAAATCCATACTAAGATCTCCTCTGCTCGTTCTTTGCGGTCGATATCGACAAGCATTTTTCGGCTGATCATGTATACACAGAAGCCAATACAAACATATCCTGCAAAAGCGATCGCTAACTGTAAAAAATCAGATTGCATCTCCGACCTCAAACTGAAAACGCCAGGTGACTCCAGATTAGAGCAATCTATCACCCTCTGAATCCTGCCGGTATACCCCATTTTTCGTTATCTTTATTTTTGGCTAAAACCGCATTAAGAGCTTCGTTTACCGTCATGCAATGCGGCAAATTATCGAAGTTTGATACCCCGCCAATATCAGGAGAACGCTTGTTCTTCAGGTAAGCATATTTCCGCGCTGCCGCCTCTACCTTCTGCTTGAACTCATGTTTTTGAGCGCGTTTTTTGGATAACCGCAGATTGTCAGCCTTTGCTTTTGCCTCAGCGATCCATGAAGTCAATTTTTTGAGTCTGGTCGTTCCGGCACCGCCGGAAACTGATCTTTTTGTTTTTTTAACTTGTGACTTCTTATTCTTTATTGCCACGTCATCCTGACAGGGGGAGGGGGTATCATTTTGACATGGGGGTGTGGATAAAAAATTAAATAAAGCCAATGTCTTAGCGAGAACAGCTTTAACCTTGGTTGCCGCTGAAGAGATCTTTAATTTGCTTTCAATCAGCGCATTTTTGGCTTGTTGTGCGAAGGCCAAAAAGGATGGTGTAAACCGGTACAGGTTAGCGCGACGTTCACGGTGATCGCCGATAACAATCTCTACAGACAGAATTCCTTTGTTTACAGCTTCACGGAATGCACGAACGACGGTTGATTGGCTATAACCAGTTTCTGCCGCGATCAGGCGGTGAGGCTTGTGAATGAAGTATTCACTGGTTGTTGCCGCGAGATTTGCACATTGCGACAGGATATGCCCGGCGCTACGGGATAGACCGGAGTGTGTTACAAAGCAGGCCAATTCATAGCCAGAAAAAGTAAAATCGCTCATCGTTATACAGCTCAGGAAAGTGACTTTAGCCAGCATTACAATGCTGGTGGTTCTTACTACGTCTGTTAGCGCGTTGCCGCGACAGGTACCAGCACACCAGCATCAAGCAATCGCTTCATCAGCCACTGCTGACCTTTGCCGGTTATACGAGTCGTGAAAGAAATCCTGCTTCCATTGCTTGTATCGATCACGGTTTCTTTAAGGGTGAAATACCCACGGGATATGTATTCTTGTTTGGGGACGTTCCTGCGTTCACCGGTTGCGATCAGAATTCCGTTATCACGCAACCAGGTGAAGAGATAGTTTTGGCCCAGGCCGAGCACTTTGGCATAGTTGCCGATTAGAACCCCGCTGGCGGTAGCAACGCGTTCGGCGAATTCGACTTTAGGTGCATCCATCAGCATTTTTTGCTCCAGCCGTTGCTTTTGCTCTGCCAGGTCAGCAGCCAAACGGAGAGCTTCTGGGAGGCTCTTCGGAATAGCAGGTTGTAATCTTCCAGCTCGATAGTCGATAAATGTCTGGTTTACCTTCAGCCGAAACGCGGGAGAAATCCAACCAGCGTACTCCACTGCGAGCAATTCATGGGCAAAAGTGCCGCCGCCACGGCCTTCGAACGAAACTATGCAATTCTGCATAGTTTCTTTTTCAAGCTCTTCGATGAGCTGTTTGGCTGACAGCGTTCTTAGCCATTGAGCTGGCGCTTTATGGGCACCGAGTCCGCTCGCTCTGTGTAGAGCATTAAGGTTATAACGGCCAGCGCGGTCGGTCGTAATTTCAACACCACAAATAACAGGCAGGGTGGTTGAAGGATCGACATTTTGATGAAGGTTTGATATATTCATATCCGCATTGAATGTTTGTTGCATTTTTTCTCCAAACTTGCATCAACCTTCAATCACCAGCTCGAAATGGTGATTCTTTGCACTTAGAAAACGAAATTTATTAGAGCAAATTTTTCTAACTCGATCCAGATCGGGTTGGTCGATCTGCTCAGAAACCTGCCAGTTTGCTGGCAGGTTTTTTTCTTTTGTTAACCTATTGCTACTGGTTTTAACAAACCAGCATCAAGTAGCTTGCGAGTTAACCACTGCTGGCCTTTACCCGTTAATTGGGGCGTCAGCCGTATCTGGTAGCCATTTTCATCATCCAGCACCACTTCTTTCACCGTGAAATACCCGGCGTTAATGTACTGCTGGCGCGGTACGTTTTTGCGCGCACCAAAAGCCATGAGAATGCCGTTCTGGCGCAACCATGAGAAAAGGGCGTTTTGCTTAAGTCCAACGACCTTTGCAAAGTTCCCGATCAGGATTCCATTAGCCGCTGATACCCGGTCGGCAAAATCGACTTTAGGGGCTGCGGCCACCAGCTGCTGATTTAGCTGGTGGGTTTTCTGTTCCAGTAGCTGCTTTTGTTCAGCCAGCTCGGCAGCCAGGCGCAGAGCTTCGGGAAGCGTCTGGGGGATTGCGACCGGTTGCTGTTCTTTTTGCCGGAAGTAGCTGTCTTCCAGTTTTTCAAAGAATGCCCACGCTTGCTCTGTGTCTACGATCTTAGACATGCGTGCCGCTCCGCGTTCGGTCCAGAGTATTAAGGATCTGGTCTTGGGGGAAATTTGCAACTCGCTAAAAGATAGTCGCAAACTTTTTATCTCATCTCCTTTGATTTTAAAGAAGTGTTTACCCTCTACAAATCGTTCTTCATTGCGATTGTAGTTCTGCTGAATACGAGTAGGTGTAGTGCCATACCCTCTAGCAAGAGTCTCGGTTGTCACGACGCGTACTCCCTGCCATTCCAGAACGGGAATTTCATCAGGATGATTTTCAACATTTATAGGTTCCAATGCCTGAATCATGGTATGTAGCGAACGGCGGACCGCTTTTGACTCGCGCGCGGCAACGCGCAGGGCTTGTTTGTAGGTCATGGTTATGACAACCATAGGCGTACCGCCACCTGGCGGCACGGTTGCACTTTTTGTGTAACCGTCCTCACCTTCTAATTCGTCGAGTATTTTTTCGATGAATTTGTTGTTCCGAACGTCTGGTTCCCCACATAACTTACGCGCTTCATTGACCATCTTTAACAGTGTCTGGCTGTCGATTGTGTCTCCGGTGTTGGGGATGATATTCACGGCTGGTGCTGGCGTAGCTGAAGCAACAGGTGCTGGTTTTTCAACATTTAAATTATTACCGGTCATTCTATGTGCCTCCTTTCTCATTTCTGCTGCCACTGTTGCGTAACGTAGACGTCCTTGTTCAATCAAATAATCCCTGATCTCGGCTATCAGTAGCTTGTTGATCACAGCCTTATCTGTTCGGGTATAAAAACGTCTGGTTATCATGAAATAGTTGGCAATTGCGCCGGGGATCTCCCGTGTCGGCATACAGGCAGTATGCAGGGCGATCGCTTCGGCTATGTCATTACGGGTGACGAGAGGTTTTTTCATAAACCCCCCTGAACGTCGGCAGAGAAGGGGAGGCTCCAGTAACTAAGTGAATTGCGCGAGTTAGTTGAAAAACGGGCAGTAAAAATGCAGGGGCCATCAGGCAATTGAGAGCGTGCTTCGTCTTCTGTTGCTGCGATAACGAAGTGATAGTGGTGTTTTTTACAGGAATAGAAACGCCAGATGAATTCTTGGCGTGCGCAAGGATTGGCATTAACCATAGTTACGGCCTCGTAAGTTGATAAACAACCTGCGACCCGCTGCTAAACAGGTGGCAGGACGTGACGGGGTTAGCAGACTGGCACTTACGAAACCAGCAGGCCGAAGCCTCCCCATCACGCCCCACCATAATTCGGGCGTAACGTGGTTTACGGACACAAAAATACCGCAATATCGGAAATCTGCGGTTGTCCGCGTAAGTATTCAGGCTGCTAAACCCGGTCGCAGAATTTGCTACGACGGCGGAACTATAAGCCTGAACGATTAAAAGGTCAATATGATGTGAAAAGATAGCATTCGCGACTTAAAAATACAAATTTATTAGAGCATTGCATGCTTAATAAATACACAATTGGATCTAATAACCTCTTTTTTTTAAAGGCGAAAATATGTACCCTAAATGAGTTATAAGGCAGGTGAGGTTATAATGAGAAAACTATTACTACCGTTATTATTTATGGCTGGGACTGTTAATGCAGCATCAAGCGTAAAGGAGATTTGTACCGATTATACGAAATACCTTGGGCACGTTTACGGCTTTGCTGTCAGTCAAGACGAATCCATGCGCAAGAAGTTACTGTCAGATATGAAACGCCTTAAACTTTCTGAAGCGATGGTGCAGCAAGAACTGTATAAAGTCGCAACCAACGAAAATGCTAAATATCAATATTCTCGCCTGTTAAATCCCGACGCAAACGAGATCAATCGAAGCTCTTTCGATTATATGGTAAAGGCATGTGAAACCGCTCCTGATTTTGCTATTCCTAGCTGGGGTGTGCTGGTGGCGAGCAATGCCGTTAATAAAGAAGACGTTGGAAGAAATGGCATTGACTCAATCAGAAATGCCCCAGGAATGCGCCATCAAAACGTGCAGGGTACGCTTGAAGAGCGGGCCAGGGGGCCGGGTACAAACTCCCCAATGGGAAACCTCTCACCAGAGGAATTGCAAGAGTATAACCAACGGATGGAGCAGTATGAGAAAGCGGCACGCGAACAAATGGAACAACAAAAGAACGGTTCACTTAATACCTTCCAGCAAGGTTTAAAAGCGCTTAATTTACCCTATGAATGGTAAATATATTATGGATAACCAATTAAAATATTGATAATCGTTAATATCCAAAGGAGATAAATTAATGCGCATCAAACGATTTTTTCTAATTCTTGCTTTGCTTACTCCATTTTCATCAATGGCAAATGTAAGCAAATGGTCAACCGGCGAGACTCATGGTGTTCGTTCTTATGCTGTTTCCAGCAAAGATAATTATACGCTTACATTTGAGTGCGATGTTGGATTTAATAATACGGATCCCAATCAAGTAGGAACACGACTACTCACTCTCATGAAAACAGAACCTGGCGGTGAGTCATTTGATGCTAAAAAAGAACAAATAACGCTGAAAGTTGGTGATGATGAATATCCTATCAGTTCTATCGGTTCCTCTGTGGGTGATAGTTACTGGTATGGTTTTTGGTCAGATACCCCTGATATGGAAGTTAAAACATTCGATGCATACGTAGACGGAAAAAAA